TGGAGATATACTGCACAATCCACAGACCGGAGAGAATCTACTGGTTCAGTCTGTCAGCGATAAGGGCGTGTCCGTTATACGTGGGTATGGCGGATCCAGCAGGGCCGGCTCGATAAAGATGCATGACCGGTTCGTAAACGTAGGGATAGGAGTGTAAACATGAAACTGCTCAAGGGGTTGGGAGATAAAAAAATCAAGGCTAATGCGGAATACCGCCATCAATGCAGAGAAATTGGAAACAGATACCGGAGCAACATGCCGCTGCTCAAAGGAATCTTGGAACCCCACAAGGCCAACTCCAGCAGGCAGACAACAGCCCGCTTGGAGAAATCGCAAGAATCTTTGGATTTAAGCGAGGAGGCCAAGCGATGGGCTGAGGAACAAGGTTCTCGATTGCGTCAGCATATCGAAATCGAGAACAACATGGCGTATGTGATGACGCCGTTTATGCACCTGAAAATCAGACTCGACGACGAAGGCGAAATGAAATGGCTGAGAACCCTATTGACAAAGTAGCGAAGAAACATGGTGTGACCGCTAAGCACATTCACAAGGTTATCACAACAACCAAGTACATGAGTGAGGCCGAAATTGACAAACATTACACCGAGGGAAAACTCAAGAAAAAAAAGTCTTCCCAGCGTAGGAATAACAGAGCCAAGAATATGTACAAGCATACGATCAATCAGCCGGTTCCCAAGCCGGCCCATACGACCCACAAGCTGGATGTCGCACAGAAACGAATCCTGGTTGACATCTGTGCCCGGTTTGGCGTAACCCGGAATTCCCGGGATCGCATCTTGACAGAACTCGCAAGGTGTGGTATTCTGATTGCAGACGCCACGCTCTGTTACTACCTGTACAAATCAAAAACGTGGCGGAATAAAATCCTCAAGAGGCGTGAGGAAGTATTTTCCAAGCCCGGAGAGGTTCCCATCTCCATCAAGGGCTACCGCCTTGAGAAACTGCAGGAGATCGTTGAAAACGAGAAAGTGTCGACCAGGGAGCGTATATCCGCACTGAAAGAAGCACGGATCGAAATAGAGGCATCGGGAAAGGGCGGTCCTTCCCAGGATACGATTGACGCCCTGCCTCCCGAACTGCAGGCACGGCTTCTGGGTAAATGTCGGCAGATCATAGACGCAGAATACGAAGTTTTGCAGGATTCCAAAATTCCACAGGAACCCATCGCCATAGAGGCTCCACATGAAACTACTGGACAGGATGGAAGCGGCACAGGTGGTATCGGGCAAGAACATGCCGTCAAGGACGGACCTGTTACGTCGCTATTACGAAAAGAAGAGTAATCTCTGGCATTTCTGCCGGGATATCCTGGATTACCCGGATATCGACAATAACCTGCATCGCTGGCTCTGTGACGAGCACGCAAAGCCGGGTAGAGCCAAGGCGTACTTCCTTCCGCGTGGCCATCTCAAATCCTCCATCATCACGATTGGTGCTGTTATACAAACAGTCCTGAGAAACCCCAATGTCCGAATCCTCCTGGCCAATGCAACCGAAGGAAATGCCTGCAAGTTCCTCCAGGCTATCGAACAGCATATCAGGACCAATCCGATCATCACGGCCCTGTGGGGACACCTCATTCCCCAGAACCTGAACAACGTCCGGTGGTCGGCACACGAGATGGAGCTGAACCGGACCAAGATTTTCCCTGAGCCGACTATCCAGGCCATAGGCGTAGGCGGCAACCTTGTATCCCGACATTACGACCTGATTATCTACGACGACATCGTGAACAACAAGAATTCGGCTACGGATACCCTGAGAACCAAGTGCCATGACTGGTATCAGATGACGACGCCGCTTCTGGAACCGGGCGGCTCCCGCTGGATGCTGGGAACCCGATATCACTTTGAGGATATGTACGACAAGGTGATTCCAGACGATAGCTGGGAAGTCAAAATACGGAAGGTTATCGAACGTGGGAAATTCATATTCCCACAGAAATTCAACCAGCAGGTCTTGGATGAAATCAAGCGGGAGATGAAAAATGACTACCTCTTTCAATCCCAGTATTACAACGACCCTATCGACTTCGAGAACGCCACGTTCCGGCAGTCGCAGATTAAATACTATGAGCGATTGCCCCAATCCCATCTCTGCTTCACCACGGTTGACTTGGCTCTGCCGGGCAAGGGACACGACGATGCTGTGGTCCTCACATGTCTTACCGATTCGGATAATAAACTCTACACCTACGAATGCCTCCATGGACAGATGACGCCATCCCAGATAGTCGATGGCATATTCGACCACTGGCGTCGATTCAAGCCCCAGATCATAGGGGTGGAAATCGGAGGTTATCAGGGCAGCCTGATCTACGCTATCCGGGAGCGAGAGGAACGGGAACGGGTGGTTCTGCCCATTCAGGAGTTGAAACCCAAGGGCCGGAAGAAAGAACACCGGATACGGGCTCTTGAGCCCCGCATGAACCCTACCAGGCCGATGCTGTTTTTCAAGAGAGATCACGAAGCTATTATTCAGCAATTACTGCGATTTCCCAAGGGAAAGGACGATATCATAGACGCCCTTGCCTATATGCTGGATATCATTTTCCCGGCCGATATCGGTGTTACCGAAGACGAAATATTCGAGACAGATTACGAACCCATGTTTGGAGCAACGGGATATTGAAACTGCTCGACTTTATCAACCAGGAAGAGATTGACAAATTTGCTGATCTCGTTGCAGAGCGAGTCATCGAGAAGCTAAGGGGTAAATCATGGATGCAGTCATCTTCTGCAACGGAGTCCGGCTCGAAGAAGAAGCCGAACCCGTAAAAGATAAGTACCGCCAGGTTTGCATAAATACTGTGCCGTTTCGGTTGCGATTTGAAAAAATTTGCTATTATTTTCACGAAGCCTGGGATCCCCTTTTCAGGCTGGAACGGGAGCGTGACGATCTCCATACCGTCCAGTGGACACCCTATCCCATCAAAGAGCTGGACCCGAATGTCTTCCCCATGCTGGTCTTCCTGCCGGGCATGGTATGGACAGCCCTCCACTACCTCATCTGTCATGGCTATAAGAATATCTACTGTGCTGGCATGAACTTAGAGAATTGGCCGAACGGTATGTATAACCAAAATGGCAAGCTCCCTGGGGATCATGTCTATGATGATATCCGCCATACATTCCGACAATTCATCATCCCTTCTCTCGAAAAGTACGGCGTCAGCTTCAGCTCATCCACGCTGAACTGGAAACCCGGCGACCCGGTACCCCCTAAATGCTATGTGGTGTAAATCCTTAGAAAATAATTTTTATTATTGACAATTTACATCATAAGCGGTATATTTTCCATAGATGAGCGAGCCAACCACAAGATACAGGGGTCCGTAATATGACAGATTTTCGGGAAACTGAAGAAACGCCGTACGTCATAGATGCGAACGAAGGCAACCAATTAGCGAATCAAAAGCTCTTAAAGCAGAACGAAGATACGGATGATGAACTTGAAGCGGATTCGAGAGAAGAACTTGATAAGGACACTATGGAAAAATTCGATAATCTCTGGCAGCATGCCAGGGCGTATCGAGCCGGATACTACGACAGTTTGTGGGAAGTGGTTGAACGATCTTATCTCGGTTATAAGGACTATCGTGCAGGTGCATACAATCCAGAAAAAGCGACCAATAAAGAAAAATTCCGTTCCAATCTGCGAGTATGGAACACATATATTCAGGTTGAGTCGAGTGTTGCCGACCTGGTTCCGTCTATCCTCAACGACCCGGATTCGCTCATCTATGTCGAGCCGTCAACTTACACGCAGAATGGCAACGACAAAGCCAACGCAGTAAAACAGCTCCTCAAGTATCAATTTCTGCAACAGATGGACGCAACTTCTCTCCTTATCGCACTGCTGAAGACAGGGGAGACGAAAGGTCTCTCCTGTCTGAAGCTATCCTACAAATACGAAACCGCCAGCAAGCTGAAACGCCGGCCGATCATGGACCCGATCACCGGTAACTGCAGAGGCTTTGTTCGTATGCGTAGAAATGAGATTCTGCACGATCGTCCCGATGTCTCCGTACCACAGATGGAAAATATCTGGTGGAACATGGACGCCACCGATCAGGACGACTCCGTCCGGTGGGTAATCGAGAGGCAGTATTATACCAGGGACGAGATCAAGAAGCTTGGTGAAGCTGGTATCTTCCGTAACACCGAAGAATTGCTTGACAAGGTATCCCATTCGGTCATGGACTCAACAACGAAACTTCTTCGGTTGGGCCAGATGGATTTCTCGTCAAGCGAAGACCCGCTTATCGAAATCTACGAAATGTGGACCCCCACGAGACTGATCACTGGCTCGCTCGAAACCATGATCTGTCTCCGGGATACGGATAATCCGTTCGACGATCAGATTATCCCGTATTTCTTTTATCGGGCAACCCCGGTCGCCGGTGAAATGGTCGGGATAGGCCAAGTCGAGCCTATCCTCGACCTCGACGACGAATCAAACGCAAAGCGTAATCAGCGTATCGACAATATCAACAGGCAGCTCAACCAGCAGTTTCTCTCTGGTTCAGCATCCGGCATCAGAGTCAAATCCCTCCAGTTTGTCCCCTTCAACGTCATCCAAGGAAACGACATCTCCCAATTCAAAGCACTTGAGTTCCCGGATGTCACCCAGAACGCCATGATTGAGGACGAGCGTGCCAAAGTTGATATGGATAAAACCAACGGGAATTTCGATATCGGTCGTGGCGAGCAGCCCCAGAAGACTGCCTCTGCGACTGAGATCGCAACCCGAGTTTCGCAGATGTCAGCCAGGAAAGAATTGAAGGTCAAACTTCTCCACCGTACCCTGGGCAAGGTCTGGAAAGCGATGTGGGGGCTGAATCAGCAGTTCGCCTGCACGTCAGCCATCGTGCGTGTTTCTGGGCCTGACGGTTCAAAGCTCAAGGTAGATCCAATGGCTATCTACGCTGGAGAGTATGACTTTGAATTCGGATCCGGGGGCTATATAGGCAACAAGCTGTATGACCTCCAGCAGCTCACACAGTTTCTCCAGCAGATTCTTCCTACGCCTATGGGCCAGGTGCTCGATATGCGTAAGCTGTGGGGACTGGTTTCTAAGAGATGGAATATTCCTGGGATTGAGGATTGCGTCAATCACCAGGTTATTCCGCCGCATATCGAGAAAGATCCGACTGAGGAAAATATCCAGATGTTGCTCGGTCAACAGGTCGAAGTCCTGGACGGCGAATTGCATGAAGAACACATACCGATTCATATACGCGACCTGCTGGGACCGGGCGTGTCTGACGAAACACGACGGATAGGCACTCAGCACATCAACAACCACTACGGGAAGATGCAGGCTGTAGCACAGGCTCAGGCCGCCGCACAGCCTCAGATTCCAGCTGGGCAGCCAGGCATGCCGCCTCGCCTCGGAGGGAATGGTCCCGGAATCAATGGTGCTGTGCAAGACCTATCCAATTCAGTAACGGTAGGAGGAGCGAATGCCCCCAACATCATGGCATGACGGCGTTGATGTTCCAGCGGATGAGCAGGATCTCCTGACACCTGACGAGCGTATGGCCCTCGCCAATCTTTGGGAAGAGGGCCTTGACAAAATATCGGAGAAGGTGAAGGCGAAACTTTCGGACTCGATTATGCAGACTGGATTCGGCGGTAAGGCTATAACACACGAGCAATACCTCGAATACAACGGGATAATCAAGGGGCTGAATATATTTCACCTGGCACTCTCCGGTCAAGTAGAAACCTTTATACAGGAGTTAGGCGATGGGTAAAAAGAAGGACGACGACTTATCGGCTGCGTTCGGGTTTGGAGATACATCTGACCTGGAAGATGAAAACCAGGACGATGTAGAGCCTGACGATAACGCGGACGACAAGACCGGCGATTCTGACGATGATGGTGACGACCAGAATACGGACGACACCAATGACGACGATGCTGGTGATGACGATACCGACGATGGCGATGACCTGATTGCCGGGAAGTACAAGACGGTTCAGGACATGGCTGTTGACGTTGGGAAACTTGAGCAGGAGAATATCCAGCTCAAGACCCAGATGCAGAACCAGAATCCTCAGAATCCCAATCAGGCGGATTCTCGCACGCAAGCCTACCAGCAGGTTCAGCAGCAGTTGCAGGACACGCTGAAGGCTCTGGGTGAAGATTTATCGCCTGAAGCCTCCCAGAAGATTGCACAACTCGTTGAGCTGTCTAATCAGCTGGCTGTCGCTCCCATAGCGGAGCAGTATTACCAAGACAGAAATGCTCGGGAGTACGAGCAGATCAAAAAAACCTATGACAACCATGCAGAGCTGGAGCCGCAAGTAAACCGCATTATTGCGGAAGGCCGTGCGGCGAATCTCACCGATGCGTTCAAGCTGGCGAACTACGAGAATCTTGAGGCCATCGCCAAAGGCGATAAGCCACAGGAGACTCAGGACGACGTGGATGCAGACAAAAAGAAAATGCACACGAAGACCAACAGCCCGAAATCCAAGAGCAAACCAATCAAGGATCCCGGAGCTGCGTTGTTCGCTAAGCTGAAAGCAGGAAAGAAGCCCGCAGGCCTCGAAAAAGAGGCTTCAGTTCTCGGATTCTAAGAGGAGATACCGATGGGTGTCCAGATTACAGGCATGAGGGATACTGCCAATATCCTTCAAGACCGCCGAGAAATGGATTTCACAGGTATACATGACCTGTGGGCAAACCAGACGCCTCTCGCTGCAATCCTGGCCAAGATGAACAAAAAGAGTTCATTCAACTCTGAGTTCACCTGGTTCGAGAGGCAGCAGATGGCTCGCATCACCCGCATCAACAATGGTGGCGGTTATCCGCTGGGTTCGGAAACGAGTCTGGTTGTGGACGACTCCACCATCTTCGTCGTGAACGACGTTGTGCATAACACTCGCACGGGCGAGAACATGCTCATCACGGCAATCAACTATACAACCCATACCCTGACTGTTACCCGTAACCTGGGTGGTGCGGGTGCTGGATCCGCCATTAACGATAACGACGAAATGCTCGCTATCCACAGCACCTATGCCGAAGGTACGGCATCAGGGACGGCCATCAGCACCAAGGCAGTCAAGAAATACAACTACACCCAGATTTTCAAGACTGCCATCAAGCTGACCGGGACTGTGAACGCACAGAAACTCCGTGGCGGCGAAGACCTTGAGGATAACCTCAGGGAAGCAGCCCTGCGGTATTCCACCGACGTTGAGAGAGCACTCCTCTTCGGAAAGCGGAATGAAGACACATCCGGCAGCACCCCGATCCGCCAGACCGGTGGCATCACCGATTCAGGCAGTATCGGGATCAGCACCAACGTGACCGACAACTCAGGTGCGTCGATCACGGAAGCACAGTTTCTCGCTCACCTGCGGCCCCTGTATGAGAATGGCGACAGCGATGTCCGTACATCGTTCTGTCCTCATTTCTTCCTCCAGAAGGTCGGTGGATGGGCTGACTCGAAGGTTCGCATCACGCAGTCCGTTACATCTCTGGGTATCGTGATTACGGAGTATGTGTCTCCGTATGGTCGGACCAACCTGATTCCTCACCGGCTCCTGAAGGGTGACATCTATGGCTACTATGTCATCTCTCTGGATCTTCCGAGGGTCATGTATCGGTTCCTCCAGGGTCGTGACACCAAGCTGCAGACCAACATCCAGAACAACGACGAGGACCTGGTCAAGCACCAGTTCATCGGCGAGGTCGGAGGTCAGCTGGTTCACGAAACTCTTCACGGTATTCTGCATAACTGGATTTAAGCAGAATTATATCGGGGGCGTCCTTCGGGGCGTCCCTGGTATATCTAACCGAAAGGAGCGATTGCAATGCCTTTATTTCTCTGTCCCAAATATGCCAAGTATAAAATGCTTGTTCGTCAGGATCCCCCCTATCAAGAGGGTCTCCAGATGATTACCCCTCCTCCGGTATATGCCGAGTTCGAGAACCGGCAGTATTACACGGAAGATGAAAAAATCGCTGCGTTTATCCGCAAGACAAATACCTTCAAAAACGGTATTGTTATCGAAGTGGATGACACGGCCTTCAAGGCGAATAAGGATATTCCGCCTGAGAAAGTTCCGTCCGTTATCGAGGAGGAGAAGAAGCAGGCTGATGCAGAGAAAGCTGCCATAGTGGCCAATACTTGCCGTTATTGTGGTCAGGTTTGCAAGAGTCCCGCTGGGCTTTCAGCCCATATGAAGAGGTGTAAGAGGAGACCTATTGATGAACCTTCTGCAAATAACGACAAGGATGCTTCAGACAGCGTCGGTGAGTCTGGATCAGTACGAGCAGAGGATTCTGGCTAGGTCGATAGTTAATTCCATTATCGACGAGTTCTGCGGCTTGAGCCCCGAGTGGGCTTTCCTGGTTCGCCCTGGTGAGATTCTCACCGAAGCTGATGAAACCGAGTATGCCTGTCCCAAAGATTTTGCCCGTGTAGTCCCTGGGTCCATCAAGATAGGGAGCACCCCTATCACGTTGGTATATCCTTCGGATGAGAACCGGTGGAATCAGAGCGACAACCTGACGAGCGATACCTACACTCAATCGTCTTACAATCGGGTTGTTGCTACCATCGCTACGCTTACCCAAACACCGTATGGCAGGCAGGGAACTGTATTCCCTATCGACGGCTCATCGGCCATCGCCGGTTACGGCACGGCTTTCGAGTCCGAGATGGTTGGTCGTTTCTTTGCCACCGCACGGGACGGTGAACTCTACCGTATCCGCAGCGTCCAGAACCAGAAGGAATTGACGCTTGACCAACCCTTCCGTGGTGGGACGCAGCGTGGGAAGGTGAAGGTCTACAGCAGCAACGCCAAAATGGTTCACGGTGCTCCTTTTCTTACCCGGTTTGACCTGGAAATGATCGGCCGCTACATTACCATCTCAGGCGATGCAGACGCCCGTATCATTGACTCGGTTGATCCCATCGAGCAGACGCTCACGGTTACAACGGATATTACCGTTACAGGAACCGACCTTCAGTATTCGATCGAGGATGATTACCAGATAGATCCCAAGGGATCCTGGATCATATCCTTCAAGAATTACGACTGTGAAGACGATGAAGTGATCGCCTTCAAATACTACTCGAATCCTGAAGTAGCGATGGACTGGTACGAGCAGTTACCGCTGCCTGTCCAATATCATAACATTATTGAGGCTGGCTCTATTGCTGAATTCCTTTCATCCACAGGAAGGAATGTACGGGCCATCTCACGCTACGACAAGCGTTATGAGATTGGCAAGCTGCGGGCAGTGAACACGGAAGACCCGCTTAACAATGCGGGCAGGACAATACCTCTCGGAGACATAACATGAGTGCGATACGCCAACTTCTCAATGCTATCCGAGTGGCCAAGGATAGTGGTTTTTCCGTAGTAGCAGACCTTGGCTCTACCGGACTCACCTCCGGGAGCTGTACGGTCTATATGAGCAAGAACGGGGGTGCCATGGCCAGCGTCCCTTTCTCGTTCGTAGAGCTGGGTAGAAATCTCTACCAGATAACCGTATCGGCCGGTACGAATGATACCTCCGGAGTAGCGGTTGTCGAAGTATCCGGTTCTTCCAACCAGACGTATGTGTCTCTGCAAATCGAGACAGACGCCAAAACAACCGGAGAGCTGTATTCCGACCTGGACGACGGAACCCTTGAGGTGCAGGATGTCGGCAATATCGCCACTGGCGGTATTACCTCCGGCTCCTTTGCCGGTGGTGCTGTCGATACCAATGCTCTGGCTGCCAATGCTGCGACAGAGATTGCGACCGCTACGTGGGCTTACGGCACACGGACACTCTCATCCTTCGGTACGCTCATCGCGGATATCTGGAGCTACTCCACCAGAACGCTTACTTCCCTGGGATCGGGAGCTATCCAGGCAGTCTGGGATGCGTTGACCTCCGGCTTGACAACTGCAGGATCTATTGGCAAGCTGCTTGTCGATAATATCGACACCCAGCTTTCGGCTATCCAGACGGATACATCCGGTATTCAGGCACAGACAGATAAGATCACGTTCGATTCCGTGGAGACATCGGCTGTCAAAGCGACGATCTCCGGTGGTGTGTCCCTGTCTGCTTCGGATATCACTGCTATCGGTGATGAGGTAGCGGATCATGCTACCACAACCGGAGGTGGAGACTTCAAGACATGTCTCCGTGATGCCCAGGGCTTTGCGATGGGTAAAACTGAAATGGTCAATGTTGACTTGGTGGCTGGCACAGGCCAGATGAAACTGTATGCCGCAGACAACGTGACCCTTATCGCTACGTTCGATGTGACGTTCGATACGAATAATCGTCCTATTTCAAGGAGCACATGATGGGCATGAATAACAAGATGGCTGGCCTGAACCCCGCAGGTAGCGTTCCGAAGCGTTCCGGTAATCCCGGCAAGGGCGGCGACCTGAACGATGCGTTCGGCGGACAGGGCCCTAACGACATGCCTGCTGGTATTCCCTATACCCCTACACCCAGGGGCGGAATGCCTGCAACGGTCAATACGCCTAGCTCCGGTGCAGCTCCCTTCACCACTGGTGAGAAGTCTGCTTCCGGGGTTCCCTCAACCCCAAAGGAGTGAATTATGAATTGGGAACTTGTTGGAAAAATCCTTACCTTCGTCGTGGTAATCTTGATACCGCTTGTCATCAAGCTGTTCAAGGCGAGGAAGGACGGACAGAGCTGGCTGAAGGTGGCACAGATCGCCGTAGCCGGCCTGTCTCATTCAATGGCCAAACAGCCGGCTGAGGAACAGGAGAAGCTGAAAGATGAACTCAAGCGTGTCCAAAAAGAAGCTGGTGTGCACGACCTTTCTCATACTCTTATTAAAAGCCATGAGGAAGCCCGCCGCAATTCTCCAGAGTTTGAGCTGGGTGTCGATGTGGATGACAAGGGTAAGGTACTCGGTGGTGCAAAGCTACGGATACCTTTGCCGTTCGGGCGGGGACGTTAAGCTTGCCCGCCTCCAAGCGGAGATCGACCGAAGTATTGCTCAAGTTAATGCAATCGCAAGGAGTGGTCGATGGGCGAATATGCCGGAGCCGAAGCTCTATAAGAAAGGAAAATCGTGAGCTTTTTAATTCTGGATGGCATGTACGACAGCGACATTACTCTGCCGCTGCACGGATTTGGCGGGCAGCAAAAAGATGCTTTCGTAAAAGATAATGCCTACAAGAGCTTCTATCATTATCTACCTGCCCGTGTCGTCGCCCCTGAAACCGTCCGTGTTCAGGAAACGATGGAGGCTGGAGATTCAAAGCTCATCATGGTTCGCGGTGCTGGCCAGTTCGGTGTCTTCTGGGGAGCGACATCCGACCAGGAGGACTGGAAGGTAACTGTCTACTCAGACCCGGACAGAACACTTAAAATGGCGGAGTTTACAGGATGACATTACCGATACCCGAATGGCCAAGACGAGATCCCCAGTGGCGAGGGGCATACGACTATACGATTCCGCAGGAATCCGTAACTATCGGTGCTGGTGGATACACCGATGTCGAGATTGATGCCGGCGTGATAAACTTCATCTATCGGTTGAGGCTTACGCCGACAAATCCAGTGGGTTATTCCGCTGCTATTTACAGCAGGAACGCCCGTGAAGATGACGACTTGATGTGGCGGCTTGCTTCACGGATAACCGCATATAACAGCCTGGATGAAGGCAGTGGGCTTATCCTGGCTCTAAACAAGGACCAGGTAGCCGACTCGGCTATGCATTTCAGAATCTTCGGCACTCCTGCTGAAGTGGTTGCTGTTGATGCTGACTTAGTGAGGCTGATATGATCAAACTCATCCAATATGTCAAACAAAACGATCACCGGCCGGGGATGGTCGGCAAGGTGATCAATGCCAAGAACCCGAATTTCCAGTTCTCGGAACGCGAGCTGGCAAATGCGGGATGGCCGGTTATCTTCGGATACTTCACGCTGGATATCAGCGGAGATGAAGTCGTTCTATGTGATGCTGGCAGGCGGGCTGTCAACGACATAGAGAATCCAACGGAACTTGTTGCGATAGGAGATTGAAATGGGAAGAAATGCAAGAGGCGTGAGAACTGGTGACGGGCCGTATAAGGGTTCATTTCAGCGGAAAAAGACCGGGAGTCGCGGCAGACGGAAGCTGGCCGGTCAGAAGTGTCCGAAAGGAAGTAAGTGACGGAACATCGAGACAGCCGAAACGTAGGAGATAATCCTTGGCATCAGAAGTCATAAAAATTGTAGACCCGGACAATGGGCCGGGAACCGACTATTTAAGCCTGCTGGCTTTTGAAGCCGGTGAACGGCGTGACCTTGTGGCGGCTGATGAGATTGCCGTGGCCGAAGTCCGTTCTTCCGGTACGCCCGACAAGACGAATGAAGTGGATTTCGATTCGGCCAACTGGACGACCGATTCCACGCGGTACATTCATGTCAGACCGTATGCCGGTCAGGAACATGCCGGTGTATGGGATGCCACCAAGTATGTCAAGCAGCCCAACAACAACCAGAAGAATATCATATCAGATGTTGATATCAAGATTGAAGGTATTCAGTTTGAAACAGTCACCACGGATACCAAGATACAGGAATCGATTGTTCTCGGTGGAAACGTGGCAAATAAGCGTCAGTATCTTAACCGGTGTTTGATACGGTTAAACGAAAGTGGCACGATTGATTCATCACAACAAGCTGTTTCGCTGGTTGGAACAAACACCACTATTAGAACATATATCACGAACAATATTATTTACGATTGGAAAGACCAGACAGGTACGCATGAACTTCCTGCTTTTGGACCGACCCATATCTTCAATTACATGTATAACAATACGGTTGTCAACTGCGGAAGCGGCATTGGCAGTCTCAGTAGTCGCAGATACGCTTATAATAATATCGTACAGAATACGACAGGCGATAATTATTATGGTGATTTCAATGCAACCTCCTATAACAATCTGTCCGATGATGGTACGGCTCCTGGCAACGACCCGATTACCGGAAGCGTACTATTCGTCAATGCGGCGGCGAAAGACTTTCACCTTTCGTTGACGGACACGGTTGCCAAGGGAGCAGGGAGAAGGTCATTCTCACCGGACTATGAGAACTTCTATGACGTTGACGGATACCCACGATTCTTTCCGATGGACTGCGGAGCAGACCAGGCCCTTGACAATACGAAGTGGAAGGTGTGGGGCGGCGGTTCGAGCATGGACGGCAACTTTAATACGGCGACATGCTGGACAGGCGACAGCGTACCGACATCTACGGATTACATCCTGTTCAACGGAACCGATGTAACCGACTGCACGATTGACGCTGATGTTGACGTGGGTGGAATGGCTGCTGATTGGAATTATACCGGTACGGTGGACAATTCCGTCAACAACAAGGACATCACAATCAGAGGACCGATATCCGTCAAAGGCGACGATGCCGCACCCCATTTTGATTGGGGAGCTAACTGCGATTTCAACTGGACGGGAACATACTGGTTTGTTGAAAATGCCGACACATGGGTCATGCCGTCTACGGTCAGTCTTGTCATAACCGGTGACGGCTCTACACAACATTTAATGCGGCACACCTATATGACATGGAATGAACGGCTTGGACATATCAAGGCTACTGATGCTCCATTGTATCTTGAATACATGAACTCCTGTAACGGTTTGACGCTAAGAAATTCTCCGATAACAAGCCCTAATGTTTCGTTGAGTAATTGGGGAGTGCTTGACCAGGATGCGGATAGTCCTATTGATATCGGTACGGCGATTATGAGTCCGGTTTGTGGTGGCAATCCGACACAGAAAGCCGCTGCGATAAATGCGTCCTATATCAAAGCGTCTGCCGGTAAAGATAACTGGCCTGCTCTGACATGGGAATCTCCATTCGAGTTTACATGGGGGTGGAGTGAAGAACTGTATCTCGGAGCCGGTGAACATTGGTTCCAGCAGGGTATTCATTACCTGCATAATACGACGACTGCGGGTGAACTGGATAATTCCAAATACAATCCGAGTTTTCGCATAGGTGGAACCGGAACCGGCCTTGAGGTGTCGGACGACAATGTAGGCGGCCTTACCGTCACAAAGGGAACAGGCTCTATCACGATGGACGGTGAGGATCAGTTTATCAAGCTGGACGGCAAGAGCGTTGAGCCGATTGACAACTCAAGCGGCACAGGCACATTCGAGATCATGGAGGACGGCACAGCGGATCTCGACCTTGGAGAGAGGACAGATGACATCATCGGAACCGCAGGGATTACCTTCAACTCACCGAACATTGTTGCCAAAGGACTCGCTCTCGATAACCTCAGAGGATTCAAGAGCGATACGCCTGCTTCGGATTGGACTCTGGTTATTGCCACTTCTTACGACTTTCTGTACCTTGATGTTATTGATAACGATGTTACCGGATCATTCGAGATTATTGACGGTGGAAGTTCCTATTGCCGTGACCTGGGGAATAACACTAACTGGACTTTCGATTACCTTATCAAGAAGGATGGAACGGCGTTCTACACAACTCTCGCCGCCGCTATTGCCGCTCTGCCAGCTACGCTTATTGCAGATACATCAATCCTCTTCCTTGACAGGGAGCGATACGAAGAAGTGAATACGCTGTCCGGTGTGGATACCAACGGATTCACATTGACTATAGACGGCCTTGGAGACGAAGGTGTTCCTGGAACCGGCAAGACGACTCTTTATCATGCGACAACAGCCGGATATCTGCTGACTATTACCAGCATGAAGAACGTCACGATAACCGATATCGAGTTTGAGCGAGAGGAAGCATTGGACGATTCGCGTCATGGCATTGACATTGACGGAAACAACATTGATGAGATTGTGATTGACCGGTGTGACTTCAGGGGTAACGGTTATTATCCGCAACAGGGTATCTACTGGAACACGAATCAATCTGGTTATGCCGGACATCTGTTTGTTCGTAACTGTCTGTTCCGGCGTTGGGGTAAAGCAGGTATCCAGTTTGTAAACGGCGGTTCTACATACAACGAAAACTTCACCAGCTACTACAACACCTTTGTCAAGAATCAGGAAGCGATACAGTATGATGGTTCATCTTCCAACAAGGGATGGGTAAAAGGCAAGAATAATATCTTCGACATGGACGGTGATGAACTCATCGAATGTACCTACTTTGCCGCATGGTATTTTTCGACGAACGATTGGACACCGGATGACTTGGACGAGATGGAGAATAATCTGTATCACTTCAGAACGTCTACTCAGATGTATCTGTTTGTGTCCGGTAGTATCGCTTCGCCTACGCTCAGTTATACAAACCTCGCCGCCATGCAGGCGGCGTATCCGGCAGAGGAAGTGAATGGACTTGAAGCGGACCCGCTGTTCGAGGAATACTGCGTTGATTACCATATCGGCACGGACAGTCCCGCCTACCAGTCGGCGGACGGAACCGCCAATACCTACGACAACGAGCAGTGCGTCAGGCTTTATCCCTACAACCGTGGCTGCTACGAGAGCGACCTGGTAAGCCTGGACCAGGTGCAGAAGCCTCAGATTGACAAGGAGCAGAACGCTACGTTTTGGATTGATATTGAGGACACAAGGACATCGGGGAGCAGTCGCAGCTTACGAGTAGACCTTGAATATGCGAGGATGGAATAATGGCTAAGACTGATGAAACAGGACGGTTTGTTCTTCTTGATGCTTGCAGCGAAAAAAGAAAGGCAGTGTACGCCATGATATATAAAATGGGAGCTGGATTATTGTCCGTGCTCGGTGTCGTGCTGTCGTTCTTTTGGCTAACCACATCCAGCATGAGCAACGAGATGGTTGAAATAAAGATGAAACAGGGTAAGGCTGAAGTTCATCTTCAGAATACCAAAGAGAAGGTAGACGACATCTACAAGGAACAAAAATCCATGAAGGAAGAAATCCTTCAAGAGATAAGGATGGCCAAGTGAATATTGATATCTTCAGAGGAATAGACAACAGGCAGATATTCGCTACCCCGCAGGGGTTTCTGAAGAAGGCGGAGAATGTGCTTATTGACACGACTGGCATGTTGCATAAAATGCCTGGTTGTAAACTGATAAGCACACCTGATCCAACAGAAGGCAAGCTGAAATACAGTGCTACTGAATTTTTCTATGGCATCGACATGCTCCAGAACCACGACGATTACCAGGATGTGCTTATTGCATACGCTGGACGAAAGAATGCGTCTTTCGATACAGACGAGGTGTTGTTTCCTCATATCTATAACCCTGCATGGACAACTGATGTTGACTGGAAAGGACTCCCTTGGCCGTCCACAATTCCAGTCTCCTTGAACGCAGGGGTACACGAAGTTCAGTCTCCGCTGTCCTATCTGAAGCGGGCGTACATACTGGCCAATGGATTTCCGGTCTATTACGACGCACCGAATGAAACATTTGTTGACGGAACCCTTGTCAGTAAGGACTACTTTGATACAGAGCTGGCTGAGGCCATCTCGAACGGAACCATTACGGCAGAAGACGCACCGACATATGTGATTCCGAAGGGGGTCTACCTTGAAGAACATCAATCGAGAATGTTCCTGTGCGGAACGGGTAACAGGGCGAATATGCTCCTCTATACCCAGCCGTTTTCGGATAATTTCTACACCCTCCAAGGTGGTGTTCCGGTGCTCCTTGAGGTATCGGTGGGTCAGGAGGGGAGTGCGGTCGGCACGGTCAATGACCGCTTGACGGTTTGCAAAGAATGGAGCGAGATCCTCTATATTTTCAAAGAACGCAGTATTCACCGTCTTATAGGCGACCAACTCGTAAACTACTACACGACGGTTGTAAATAAGACAGTGGGTTGCGACAAGCCCAGAACCCTTATCCGCACCCAGGCTGGGCTCATATTCACCTACAAGCAGGAGGTATACCTGCTCAACAATACAACCACGAGGATTTCGGATCCTGTGCGGAAGGAACTTACTACGCTTCCGTCCACAGCCGGAGCCTCACTAATGGATGAACGCTATTACGTCCTGGAGTGGGACGAGAAAACCTTGATCTATGATATACAAACCGGAGCCTGGACAACTTGTACTCATCGCATTACTGGCGATGACAATTATATTACAGATGGCACTGATATTATGCGATGGGGTGTCGGACACAAGTGGAAAATCGGTGTGGATAATACAGGCGGCGATAGCATACCTATCTATATTGATACTGGCAATTATCGTTATTCGGATGAGATAGTTCCCATGGATATCGTCCTGACGCTGCAGTCAGCGGCCAGGAGCCAGCCTCTCAAGATACGGATGGACAACCGTGAACACCGTGTCATGCAAGCTGCGATCAACAGCAGGCCAAGGATCGACCAGGCCTTGCTGGACAGAGATATGATTTATGATTTACCCTACGATGTTGTCTATACAGCTCCCCTGGTAAGCGGGAGGAGTATGCGGCTTATCATAGAGCATGATGATGAATATGCCTATCTGCTCAGGGCAATCAACTGCAGGCTTGAGCCTGTGGACAGGCAAGTTCCAGGAGAAAAAGCATGAAAGCATTGAACCTGAATACATTCTCATTCGAGCAGCGGTTTCCTGCCGACGAGATCAACGAGAACTTCCAAGAACTACAGGATTCGGTGAATAACGTCGAGTCTGAGCAGCTGAAGAATATCGGTGGGGTATTCGACTGCGGTTCCCTGCAGTTTGACAACGCACAACCTCCAATATCCGCATGGGATACCACGGATGACCCGAACATGCTTATAACCAAGGGTTATCTTCGTACCGCTGGTCTTGATATCGAGTCAGGTATCCATACCCACGATAACAAGGCTCTATTGGATACCATCACCGAAGACAAGACGGAGATTGTATCCGCCTTCACGACCGGTGCGACGGCGATGAAACTGGTTGATACCAACCAGCAGTTCGTTACAGACGATGACGTTCGAGCCGGTATGATCGTCCATAACACCACGGACGATACCTACGCTATCGTCACAGCTGTTGATAGCGAGAGCACCCTGAGTCTTGATACGAATATTATGGCATCGGCGGAAAACTACAAGATATATCCAGCTCCGTCCGTCAATGCCGGAGGAGGCACATCATGGAACAGCTACATGGTCGCTACCAAGATAAAGGAAGCTCTGGATGAGACTCTCGGGCAGAAGTATTCGACTATCGGGAAGGGAGACCGTGTGGCTCTCCTATCCGATACGGGCGTAGGCAGCGGCATTTCTCAGGCCCATGTCGGATACGGGATAGCCGGCATTGGTGTGCCGGTTCTGTTCCCGTCCGGAACTAAGATAATGAAGCTGGACTTCTCCGTGCTGCATTCGAGCACGTCTAACTGCGGTTCCGGCAGTATGTTGATTGACATTACATCAGTCAACCAGTACTGGTGGCAGATCATGTGGAACAACGACGGCAGTGCAAAGGCGGTCAACCAGGCATCTGCTACTTTCACGCCAGGCGTACCGGTCGACGCTGTGTTTACGACAGGCGTGCTTCTGTCGGCGTTGGTTGACGCAGCCAAAACGCAGGTCACTTTTTCCCTGACCGGGTTGGTCAGTGGAGTTATCGGTTATCAGATGTTTCAATAATTTTTTTTTCAAAGGAGCGAGTTATGACGTTGAAGGGCAAAGTGGCAATCCTGAAAGGGATCGAGAATGAGAATCCAAGATATGATAATCAGGGTGCTTTTGTCCCAAGCGATTGGGATATCCTGGCTGGGTGGCATGAAGAAGAAGATATTATCCGCAATATTACAGATGATGTGGGCCGCTTCCGCAGCGTGGACGAGCTTAAACTCTTTCTTGCTGAGAATTACCGGTATCCTATTGGTCGGCTATTCATGGTTAAAGCACTCCCCGCTGGGAAGAAGTCAGAAAAGGACACGGTTCCTGTGGGCTATGTTGCTGCGAATACCTTCGATTATAAGAATCGCAAGTGTTCGCTGGTTGTCCTTATTGCTGAGAAGGATGACAAGGGAAAATTCGGATGCGATGCGTTGAAAACAATGTGTGGTTATCTCAACCAGGAGCTTGGAATACACCGGGTTGAGATGGTTGTACCGCAATCAGACGATTATACCGTGAATATCGCTCGGGATGCTGGCTTTAAGCAGGAAGGAATACTCAAGGACTACCTCTTCTACGGAGGCAAGTACCACAACTCTGTAATACTATGTTGGATGGGAGCATAACATGGGTAATGGCGTTAATCAACCTGCATCTCTTGGAAATAAAGGAGGTCTGGGTGCTCTCGGCATCGCCAGTCTCGCTACCGGAGGAATAAGCGGTCTCGCCAGTCTCTTCGGTGGCGATGATACGCCGAGACAGCGTACCGCTTCCGAGACTTCGTTCTATCCTCAGTTTGTCTCTTCCGCAAATACAGCCGTTGGCAGACTGAATGACCTGTATGGACAGCTTGGGCGGATAGGGACTCAGCTTCCATCGGTTCCATCTGCTCCAACACTGTCTTTACAGCCCTATACTCAGGCATTCAATGCACAGGAACGTGCGTTGAGAGCCGACCTTGACAGGCTTGGATCAGCCCGTCAGGCCGGAAGGGGATTCGGAACAGGTGAATTCACAACCGCTGCCGGTCTTGGAAACTTCGGTCTCAACCGTGCCATGCAGCTTGGACAGCTTCAATATCAGATGCCCATACAGCAATTCAATCTTCAGAACCAGGCATTCCAGAATCAGCTCGGATTGGGACAGCAACAGGCTTCTCTAATTGGCCAGCAGGCAAATCTGGCACAGGCTCCTACCAATATCTACGGACAGATGGTGTCGTCTGAGCTTGGCACTCCGTATACTCCGAACCTTACACCCTTTGAAAGGGCTATGAATATATTCGGCGGTCTTTCCAGTGGTGCATCCCAGGCTATCGGTGGGTACGAAAGAGGCAGACGTATCGACGACTTCATCGCCAACATGAGTCCGTACATGTTTAATGTGCAGGGGAGATAATTATGGCATTATTCTCACAACCATTCAGCTTTACAAGATTCGGTAGAGAACTCCGTGGTCTTGGTCAAGGGATCGGAGAGCAGTTTGCGGCTGAACCAGCCAGGAGATTCTCGAACCTCATCCTGGCCAACCAGCTCAAACAGCAGCAGGAGCAGTTCAACTTCATGCAGAAGTTCTACGATGCCCAGACCAAGGCTCTTGAGGCCCAGGCCAAACTGCTTGGTCGTCAAACCCAACAGAAGGACCAGGTTTCTCCTGCGAGAGAACGTGTCCGTGAAGAGGGTAGGGCTGGGCGTACACCCAGGGCTGAAGTTGGTGAGCGTCAGCCTGTTCTTGCACAGCCTACGCCTGCTGCACCCGCATATGGTGCTCCTGTTGTGAGCGAAGATGTGTTCGGACTTCCAGAGATTGAAGATCCTTATGCGAGCAGAGGATTGTTCAGCGAAGAGGCAGGGCCTCCCATCTTACAGTTTCTCAGACCGGTGCAGGCTGAACAACAGCGACTAGAGCAGCTCAAGCGTAACCAAATGCTCGACTTGCTGCGTAGAGCGAAGCCGTTTCAACGATATCCACAACAGGCAGTACCGACAGAAAGACGAATGCCGTTCTATCCCGGTGTAATGGGGGGAACCATGGGGCAACTGTACGATCCAACCACTTATCCGTTTGCGTAGGAGACAACGATGGGACTGAATATTTTAGAGGGTATCCGATCAGCGAGCAGAGCCCAGAATCCTACCCAGGATATCGTGGCCATCGCCAGTGCGGTCAGTAAACTGAACCGTGATCGTCTGGCCATGCTGACCACCCAGGCCAAGATGCTGGCAGATGCCGAGAACAGGAAGCGTATCCACAGGATGCAGGATTTGCAGTATTCCATGGCTCAGTATGGCTTTGAAATGCAGCAGTTCAATGCCTTCAAGAAACAGGCCAAAGACCTGATGAAGACAGCGATGGTCGAGCTGTATGCCAATGGCGGGGATATGGGTCAGATTGCCCAGTTGATGCGTGGCTTCAACCTTGAGATGGCAGCGATGATGCCGCAAATGCAGTACGGTAATACCGGAGGGGAATTCACTACCTATCTGAACAATCTCCGATCCCAGATCGAGAGTGGAAAGATGAAGGTCGCTCCCGGGAAGCAGGTTAAGCCTACGATGAGTGCTGCCTCATGGACAGCTGCCCAAACTGCCAACCAGAAGCTCGTGAATGTTCTGAAGAAACTGAAGAACGCGAAGAATCCGTTTCGATTCACCAATACTCTTTATACGAATACCGTGCTTGGCGGACAGACGGGTCTTCCAGCGGAAGTCCATAACGTGGTAACCAAAGAATTGGCTCCAGTAGCATCAGAGATCCGGGCTGTGAGGCAGAAGCTCGTAGATGAAGCCTCTGCCACACGCAACAAAGCCCAGCGTGATGCTATTATGACTACGGTTCGACAGTTCGACAGGACACTCACCGGTCTTCAGAGTGTGATAAACGCTCAGTCCAAGGCATCCGTGGGCGGCGGCCTTATCAGCGATGTGGTCGGCCTGGTCGGCCCCGCTTCCAGGCAGGGGAACCTTCAGTTCTTCAACGCACTGGAACAGCTGACAGGCGGTCTTACTCAGTATTCAGAGAATACAGCCCGGTTCGAGGCTGCTCTCTCTGCCCTGAGTCTGGCTCCGATGATAGGACACCTGGGCGGAAGGGCCATATCGGCAGCTCCTTCTGCCCTAAGATATGGTGCAAACCTGGCCAGATCCGGTCTGGCTAAACTGACAACGCCTCTTGGTAAGCAGGCTCTCAGGTATCCTGCTCAGTATCTCGGCAGGGGTGCTGCACAGCAGGCTGCGAAAGCCGGACACGGTCTTCTCAAACGCGGAATTACCGGTGCTCGCAGAGTGGGAGCCAGGGCCAAAGGTGCCATATTTGGTCCTGAGTATGGCGTAGGAGCCAGAACTCCCCTCATAACGCAATTTACTCCCAGAGGCGGGACTCGTCTTACGCCTTTCCAGATATCCCTTCCCGGGGCGGCTCCAGCACCTCCGCTGCCACAGGTAGGTATGTTGGGAGCCGCGTTCTCGCCAGGTACGGCAGCGTTGGGATATCCCGCTGCACTGGCCGGGCAGGGCCTTATCCGTGCCGGTGCTGTAGGCGGAGCCGGGGCACAACCGACAATGCCGCTGGGGCCTGAGCTTCAGAGAACTGGACTTCAGCTTCAGGATTTCAGCAGCATGACACCGTTTCAGCAACGGGCTGCCATGTACCCGGAAATGATGGCGAGACAGGCTGAAGATGCTGTACTTCAACAGCTGTTTATGAATCCGTTCACGGAGTAAAATATGGCTATTGAAGACGATGTAGCCGCCCTTCAGGCGGATGTGACAGCCATGCAGGCTGAAATCGACGAGATCAAGCAGCTTTGTCAGGCCATCTATACAAAGCTAATCGAAAATCCGGGAGCCCCCATTGGCAGTGCAGACATTTCTCAGCAAATCGGGCCAGGAATCGGTCAAGGTATTCGCACCTGATGTAATCCGCAGGAGAATATCCCAGGAGGTCCAGCAGCAGGCAGCAGCCCAACAGGGGCCTGGATTCTTGGGGACCATCCTGTCTCCACTTCTCATCCCATACAGAGCAGCGACTGGAGCAACCGCCTCCGTGGTAGAAGATACCTACTTCCCGCGTCTGGCTGCTCTCGTTCCACCCGCCTTCTGGCTGACCAATCCCCTGGACGCTGTTAGAGGAGCATACAGGGGTGTTATGGGCGATGTACCGCCTCCGACGTTCTATGAGACCTTGAGGCGTCAAGGCATCGAATCGGGCCTCAGATTGCCCGAGGAGGGCATTGTACCCACAGGTCTGGGTGCGGCTGGGGGTGCTGCTCTCGGAGCTGCTCTGGGAAGCACCATTCTACCCGGTCCCGGTACAATTCTAGGTGGTATAGGTGGTGGTTTGCTGGGAGGATCCTATGGTAAAGAATTCATCGGTGGATCCGACATTCTGACCGGGCCTATCGCCCTTGGGCAGGAGGTCCTGTTCGATCCATTGACATATATGGGTATTCCTGCTGGCATTACAGCCAAGGGTGAGGCTGGGCTGGCTGTCCGGAAGGCTATATCAGGCGTTAAGCTGGCTGAGAAGGCGTCTACCAGGCAGGGATTGAAGGGATTATTCAAGTCCTCCATGGAGAAATCATTCGGTAATCTCAAAAAAGCCATCTCCATGCATCCGGATAAGGCCCGTCTGGCAGCATTGAAGACTGCTGCAGACGCAGAGGATGTCGGTAAAATACTCTCTGAATTCAAAAAAGTAGAAGACATATCTCCGAAGCTACTTGGGATCAGTGGCTTAAAAAAAGCCAAGCAGGAGATCCAACGCGGGCTTCGTAGACAGCCATGGGAGATCGTTCGTAATCCCATCACCGGTAACGCTATCCATCCGATAGAGGCCATCACAAAGGCTGCCAATTATGTGGCTCATATCGACAGAGCCTCCGTGGGGAAGACCCTCTCGGCCCTTGCCCGTGTCTACAAGACAGCCGGGTTTGATGCTGATGAGGCTGCCAGAATAGCGAAGCAGAAGGTAAAGGAACCGATATCAACGCCTTCCGATGCCGTAGCCAAATCATACGATGTGGTTCCTCCAAAGAAGGAACTGGAGACTATCGTTGAGGTGGCTCCAGAGGAAGCTCTCAAGACGCTTGAAACGGTAAAGAAAAAAACCAAGCAGTTAACCGGGGGTATTGCAGACGATGAACTGAAGAAGGCTTCAGAGACAGCTCTGAATGCCTATACAATAGAGGAGAGCCTGGAAGGTCTCCAGAAATACTACTACTTAAAGAGGTTCGGCAGAAAGCTGCCTGATAAACTCAACACCAAAGCCTGGGAGGATGCCGGCAAACAGGCCAGGAAGCACCTGACAAGGGGTGCTATCAAACGTGCCCCCTATTTCAAGGATATCATGAAGCTGAGCGATGATACGGCATCGTACTTCGAGAGATACTTTGGTGACTTCCAGTCCGACATCTCTGACTTCGTAGCTATAGTCAGGACAGGTACATACAAGGGTAAGAAGCTTGGTCCGAAGCAGATGAACGAGCTTATCGACGACTTCGCCAACACCAGGTTCTTCCCGGAAGCTCCATCCAAGGCAGACCTTATTCTGACCAAGGATATGATTGCCACAAAGCCTTATAATGCAATCCCATGGGAATACAAAGAACCAATTTATATGTATCTTATCAAGCAGGATCCTGCGGCGTCCGGTGCATTGGATGCTCTGCTGGCTTCAAAGAAGCGGTTTGCCGTACCCACGGAGGACGAGATCACCAGAATATTGGTTGATTATATTGTGGGAGACAGGGCTGGGTGGAAGAAGTGGCAGAACAGAATAGACTCCCAGGTTCGCCTCTGGATGCGGGCAAAGTATGCCGCTGCACACCCGGAGGATATCGCTTTCAGGACCGGGCTTGGTATCCCGGAGGGGTTGTCCAAGGATCAGCGGGTCAAGTTCATCAAGGCTCTGGTCAAGGTGGCCAAGTCTGACGCGGTATCGGATGTCAATGACATCTCAGGACTAGCCCTGTCCCTGGGCGTCAAGACCGGCCGGAACGATCAGTTCTCCACGCTCATGGCATTGGGTGGTTACTCATTCAACGCACCGAAGGCCGGCCCGGAGGTCATAGCTGCGAAGCAGGCATTGAAACCCATCACGGCAGGGTCGTTTGCCGAGAAGAATATCGTACCGAGCATCGCTACGGATACTGGATTCAAGCCAATTAGGGACGTTTCTAGAGGTACTTTTAACAAAAAGATATCTGACGCCACGGTAAAGCTCATAGCCGGTGCTAAAACAGAGCTGGATCTGGATGAACGGATGACTACCCTGGCGGAGCTGTTCAAGGTATATTGGATCAAGAGAGGTATTGTCAAGGATCTGGATAACATGTCCGTGGCAACCCAGAGCCTTGCCAGAATGCTTGTGGATGCCGGCATTGTAGGCGGCCGAACAGCCAATGTTCAGAAGCTAAGCAACCGTGAGGCCCTGGAGTATATGACCAATCTCCTCCAGAACCTCCAGAAACAGACCGGTATCAGCATGGCGAAGCCCATGGCACAAGCCAGGAAGCTGATGAAACTTACAAAGGATATCAAGCCATCTGATTTCAAAGTCAAGGGAAAGGTCCAGTGGAAGAAATACCACAAGGCTGTGGCCACTGACTTTATGAGTAATGTCAAGGGCGGGAATGAATTCCTTGACAGTGTTAAGCTGTCCATCCAGGCTGCCCTGGAACAGAACTCAGCATTCGGAGCCAGGTTCTCCGGTAAGGAGCCGCTTACTGCCATCATACAGATGGGAGGTCTGTCCCCGAAGCACAAGCTCCTTCAGCTGGCCGTAGGCCCTGATGCCAGAAACTTCTCAAAGAACATCTGGTCGTATGTAGACCGTGTACGCAAGGATCTCCTTACGATTGCAGAGTCGTTCAAAAAGACGATGAAACCTCTGTCCCCTGAGCATAAACAGCTCATGGATGACCAGCTTGCACGCTGGAAACAGCTGAATCCCGGGGTCTCCACGAAGGCCATCGGTCAGCAGAAGAGGGTTATCTATGACAGGACAGTCAAGGAGGAAATAGCTCGGATGGTCGGGGACCATGAACTGTCAATCATCGAGTCTTCCATGGGTAATCTGGAACTCAGCATGTTTGATCCAAAGGTGGTAGCTCATATACCGGTCGATACGCCGGAGGCCAGAGCGATCGCCATGGCCAGGCAGGCATATCTCCGTGAGCATGACAGCCTCTATTCCGGTATGTCGAAAGCTGTAGAACAAATATCTGCAGACCTGCAGTATGTGCGTAATGAGATCAAAGAGATGACCAATCTGGCTGCCCAGTTGAAGAAGAAGGGCAATACCAAGGCTGCAAAGCAGGCTGTGACCCGTTCCAACGCATTACGCAAACGGATGGTTCAGATGCACGAAGCTGACGCCAAGCTAAAGAAGGGAATGTCCCTGTTTGAAGCGGAGGCTGACCTCACCACAGAGAAGGCACTCGCCGGATTCTCGATATCCAATGAATCAGAATTGGATACACTCGTAAGGCAGGCGACCTATGAGAACGAGAAACACGGTATCACTCCGTTCCTGCACGGGCTGCCGAAGAGTCCCAGGTTTACAACCAAGCGTCCTGTGGCTGCTAAACCTGTGCCTACCACATCTCATCCAATGAGGTATACGATGCCCAAGGGTTCTAATATATGGGATCGTGAAACAACTACATTCGACGAGATTGTTGCTGGAAACAGAGTATCTACAACTCGTGGATGGGGAAAGCAGCTTCCTAAAAAGGGACAAATTATTTCTTTCGAGAAGGGTGGCGATAAAGTTGTTGTCCGGGTAACAAATGTTGTCCCAATCACAGACGAGTTGTTACGAGACAAAGCATTCCAGAAACAGTGGGTTGCCAAAGAAGGCTGGAAATGGGATTATGCTAAAAACAAAGGTTGGATTCATGGCCATCAGGTGGAGTTTGAACTCTTACCAGCAGATATTGCACAGAAAACTGTGCAGTCTGCTGTTGATATGACAGATGCAGAGCTGGATAAGCTGGCTGCTCAGGCGGAAGAAGCGGCCGAAGGTGTCCCGGATCTGGCTGGGTTAAAGGGTATGGAGTCGGTAGAGGGGGTTCCTGACCTGGAGGGTCTGGGTGTTACTCCTGTTACCGATCTCAAATCCAAGACAGGACGGCCTATTGCGGCCGGTGTTACGGCTGAGGGAGAGATCCTCTATGACAAGAAGAAAGCCATTCAGGATCTCAAAAACAAGGCGTGGACGAAGCCAAAGGTGGAAGGTGTCCAGGCACTTCCTGCTGATACATTTACAAAGCTCAGTGAGTATGAGAAATGGCTGATTGAGCACGAGAAGGCTCATCTCCATCCTTCCATCAAGGCCATTGAAGACGAAGCTGCCAGGGAGAATGCAGCCAATTACATGGCTCTTGAAAAGGTATTCGGGAAGGAGAAGGCTGATGACCTGATACGGACACAGACAACCGCACTGTCGTCACAACTCGACGAATCTGCTGACGCTATCAATGATGTCATCACGGTCAGCGATGTCGAGAAGAGACAGATGGCGGATGAATTTGTTGAAGCTACTACCGAGAACCCAAGGGATTACGATGGCGGATTCTTCAACAGGATAGGCCGGTGGCTGAACTACGCCAGTCCCCTGCGTATCCATGAGACCGGTGATATTACGCCGCTGGGTTTCTTCAGGGATGTCCGTAGGATTGTCTCAGATGATATCATCACCCCCTTCAGGCGTGGGCCTATGAAGAAGACCAATAGGCTGCGGGAAAAGCTGCAGAAAATCGTAGATGCTGCACACATGGATTTCAAGACGGGTAGCCGTGAAGCGGCTGCTGTCTTTGACGCCTTGAAAGACGAGCGTAAGATAGCTCAGCTCCCAAAGAAGACCCAGAAACACGCCAGAAAATTCAGGGAGTGGTATGACCTGGCCATCGGAGAGGCTCAGAAAGAATACGACGAAGCCCTTGAATTCTTTATGGTAGGCAAGTCCCCGAACACTCTGGGAGTCGATCTCTTCAAGTCCTTGCGTGGCAGGAAGCCCAAGAGCCTGACCGAGTACAAGAAGTGGTTTGAGGGATTTGATATGCTTGGTCCCCGGCCGGAGCGTCGGGCCAACTATGTAACCTACTACCAGGAAAACAAGTTCGGTGGATTACCGGGTATCAATCAGCTGCTCGAACGTGCCAGGATGAGAGGCAACTATCCGGGCTTCTTCAAGAAGCGTCGTGGGGACAAGGTGGCGGGCGATATCTTCAGAGCTGTTGAGGCATATGCCTCTCCTACCTTGAGATATATCGAGAACATGAAAATTGTACCAGCCCTGCAGCAGGAAGCCTTTGACCTGTCCGGCAGAGGCCAGGTATTACGCTCCAAGTATTACCATATGCTTATCAATACATTACGGGGAGACATGGGGCTTGAGGATCAGATAGCCCTCAAGATCCTCAGCGGATTCCCGAGACTGGCCAAAAACAAATGGGTCATGGATTTCTTCGGAGCCAAGCCGGCCACGGCACTGTCCCAGAGTGCCACCCGTCTGATGTACATGAACATTCTGGGCTTTCAGCTCGGAACGCCTTTGAGGAACCTTACGCAAGTGCTCAATCAGGTCGCTCTAAGCGGTCCTATTCAGGTGAGCCGAGCCATGAAAGCCCTCATGGATCCGGAAGCCATCAAGCATTTCAAGCAAGTAACCAACACAGAGAATCTGAGAGGTGTTTTGGAGAGGGCCAATCCAGAGAAATTTGCCTGGAGATGGAATGTTCTCAACAAGTTTGAGGATCTGGCTTTTGCTCCGTTTAATTTCTCAGAGAATATGACTCGTGGAGTGGCGTTCTATTCCGGTGCGTTCGATGAGATGGTGAAAATGGGGAAGAAACCCACATTTGAGGCATTCAGGAATCTGACTGATAAAGAAATGGGGAGAGCGTTGACTTCGGCACTCGATGCTATCGACGCCTCCATGTTTATATATGATGTGACCGGGCGGAGTCCCCTGTTCAGGACGCCTCTCGGTAGAGCCATCGGTCAGTTTATGAATTACACCATCAAGCAAGGTGAGTTTATAATCAATGACCTGCTTGGAGCCGAAGAGATCCTCCAGAATGCGGGGCTCCTGAAAGCGGGTGTCAAGACCAAGATGCTCAAAAAGGAGATCAGCACACGGGCTCCCTTCCTATACCTGCTGGTTATGGGCGGAGCATTCGTTGGCCTGATGGAACAGCTCGGCCTCTCATTCGAGAACCCGGCTACGGAATGGACACGTTTCCCGGTGTCTCCATCATCCAGGCTTATGAAAAACCTGGCTACCGGAGATACTACGAGATTCTGGAAGGAATTCAACTCCTCCATCTTCCCGGGTGTGGCCATTACCAAGGCCAAGCGTCACCTGATTGACTACCCGGCCAAGAAAGACAGGCCGATTACGAAGAACGATTTCATCCTATCGTTGAATTTATTTCCAGCAAGGAGGAGGAAAAGTGGCAAAACTAAGCAAGCGAGTAAGGGAAGCAAGAAAGAAACCAGGCGGTTCAAACGTAGGCAAGTACAAGGCAGGACCGTTCTGCGGACCCAGCGGCGGAGCCCCGGCCGGAAGCTATCCCGTCAACAGCAGGGCAAGGGCCAAATCCGCACTAAAGCTGGCTCATAATGCTCCGAATCCATCGGGTATCAAGAGCTGCGTCTACAGGCATTACCCGGACCTAAAGCCTAAAAAGGGTAAATAATGGGTTGGAAGGTTGGCAAATTCAAGTGCAGGATTTGCGGTTACAGTCACATCTCTGTGTATCCTGTAGATATCTTCGATGAGACTAGAACTGAGTGTCCTGATTGTGAGCACATGACCTCAGAACTCATCGCTAATCTGCTCGTTGACGGGAGCTGGAGTACCGGAAATCGTTAAGCAAATTCCCTAAGTTGTTATATATTCTTATTAAATTTGCTTAACAAATGGGCTTGGCACTTTGAAAAATATTTAGCCGTCTACTAATATATACGAAAAGCCTTAACTGGAAATAAAAAAAAGGCCCGATAGGGGGAGCCTAACTCGCTCGCCTCCTACCGGGCCACAGCCCTGGTCAGCTTCGGTTGACCGGGGTTTATTTTTCGTAGATCGCTTGGCTTTCTTCACAAGCTACTAATACTTTTCCCATCTTTCATCTCCTTAACTAATTTCTCGTTTGCGTCCACAATCTTCTGCATATCCTCAATGGATATTTCTTTTTCCAAAGGTTCAAAGAAATAAACCTTCTCGTCTTCAGTCTCGAAATACTCTTTCGTTACTTTGATTACTTCCATCTTTCACTCCTTTCTATGTAAAATGTAACTAAGCATTTCTTTTACTTCCTTGTTTGACCAGAATCTTGGCGATCTTCTGGCTTTCCAGTACATTTTCCTGGCTCTATCGAGAACTTTTCTTTGTTCTGTATCATGGAGCATTTCTTGTATGAATATCTTTGGATCTACATTCCATTCTCCACCAAGTTTATATGCACCAGGCAGTGCATTACGCCTAGCCAGACATCGAAGCGTTTCGGGATGGCGTCCCACCTTCTTTGCCAGTTCATCTATGGTTAGTTGTTTTTCCATTATCCACTCCTGTTACATTAAAAGGTGGAAATGTAGTTTCGCCTTTAGATCCATGACTATCTCTGGGATCTGAACAGTGAAGAGAGTAGAGTTGCTCGAAGGCTTCAGTTATAATCTTCAAATTATCTTCAAGGCTCACGGATTCCTCCTCTCGACAATCTGCATTCTTGCTATTGGAACATCATACACGATGACGGCTGGCGATCTGGGTATACGCATGAGGGGATACCCAATCACTTCGTTCCGGTGTATACCGTACACATGGGGATACGGCTTCGTGCCGTCCTTCTTCGTGAAATTAATCTTGACTAGATTGTACTGACCGATCTTGTCCTTGGCCAGTCCTACGCTCTTTGTCTTCCAGATAGGCTCACCTATCTCAAACCTGGCTGTGTTTGGATCAGCCAGCAACGCTTTCAAATCCATTATGCTCTCCTTTCATAAGGATTATCCGAGACTGCATTGTCCCTCTTTTGGAATTGAGTTGTTTCACGTTCTCTTTTCCGAATGCCATGATTAAAATTATGAGCACTCTGAACGTAGAGCATAAACTTCTTCTTGCACTTGGTGCATTCAATATTGGAATTATAAATAATCCATTCTTGATTGCCGCAGTAGCAGGTGTATACCTCCGGCATTATTCGTTCTCCTTGTAAGTTCTTATAACGAGCTTGTCCCCTTGGACAATGAAGCTCACCGTAAACTCGTGATGACAACCTACGCAGCAGAATGTAACACTGTCTTTCTTCCAATTCAGAATAGTGGGTTCTCCTTGGATTACCCCATTGAAACCATGCTTCATCTCGTTTCTTCTGAAGATTCTTCGCAGCAGATTCTTAACTCTTTCCATATCTCCTCCTCGAAGTCCAACGGTTTCGGTTCTATCATCTCATGCGTGCGATGAAACTTCTCCGCCGTCAGGCAAGACTCGTCACAGTTTTTGCTTCTTGTAATGACCCAATCTCCGAGTCTTGCCCACATGACGAGTCTTCCAGGTCCTTCTGGAGTTGAACAGTAGGCCCAGCCTGTGTGTCTTTTCGGCGGCGTTGCGTACGGCATTTCATCTCTCCTTTCAGTGCGAGAATTCCATTATTGGCAAGCATCCGCTTGACCTTGTTGTATTCGTGCGACTTGAATTCCTTCGTTGCGAATTTTCGCAGCGACTCCACCGACGGCTCGACCGGGACGTAAGTGATATTCTTCATCAGGTCTAGCCTGCCGTCTACGGCAAGGCGTCCTATCTTCTTGCTGTAGTTGTCCTTCGTAGAACACCTGGCAACCAGGATATGGAACCCGGTGTTGTCCTGTTCCACACCGATGGTGACGCCTCCCTTGGTTTCCAGATTGCGAATCTTCGCCGATTTCTCTCTTGAGTAAACTCGGAAATGATAATATTTCATAGCTCATCTAGCTCCTCTTGAATTTTATCTATTATACGTTTTGGTAATCTGTCCTGGATGACACGGTAATACTTACCGTCGTCGCCTACTATTCTTATGCTTTTTATCTCTCTTTCGTTTGGTTCTGGGGCTCGGCATATAACCGGAGAGCCGTTCACGAAGCCAACGTCTCCGATCCTCTCTGTGTAGATAACGTGAAACTGCATTGTTATCTCCACTTCCGTTCCCATCATCGTTACCTGATTTCTTGGAAATCTTCGCTTTGCCATGCACACTCCTGAATCTGGGACATTTCTGGGAATTCTCCCTTGGCATATCGACCGTTTCCTCCTACAACCATGTCTTGAAATACGTGCATACGGCTTTCTTGGTTCCGTCAAACGTATCAAACGAGAGCCGTTCACAGTGACGACATGTCGGAGGACCTGTAAACGCTATATTCTTGAGTAGTTTCATAATAAATAAACCCAGAGAGGGGACATGCGGTTGAGGGCTACTCTCTGGGCTTTGCCCTCAGTTCTTTCTTCCTGGGCCTCTGTACCTCTTTGAATATGAGGTAGCCGTACTTGAGTACCATGCCCACAGCAAAGAGCCCGTTGATCCCTATTTTGACCAAGCGATACGCTACTCGCTTCTTCATTTCTTTTTCTTTCTCGGAGCCTGGAGTCCGTATTCATCCCAGAAATCTTCCGGGTCTGTCGATTCCTTGTATTCCTTGACAACCTCAGCTTCCTTTGGAAACCCTGCTTCGAGCTTTTTGAAGTTGGAACTGTCCGCCTTGAAGAACAGGCGGTACAGCAGAGCATGGAAGTTCGTCGCATCACTGTGTTTAATTGCGTGATACAGTTTCTCCACCGCTGTCTGCTTCTCCATCTCCTCCTTGCTCGGTTTCAGGTCTTTCATCAGCTTCATTCATTTCTCTCCTTGTAATGGGTTCCACGATATCGTCACAGAACGTATCGAGTGTCGTTATGAGAATACTCTGGATGTCATCTTCCGGGATGCACATGTAAACGGACAGTTTTTTCTGGAGCGTGTCGGCCTTGTCTGGAACCATCACATACGTATCCTCGTAAGGCTTTGTGAATACCAGAACAGGAGACTTGCTTACCGTACACGCCTTGGAAAGCGTTTCCTCGTACCAGTCGAACACGGGTCCTTCTGCATTGAATATCTGTTTCCAGGACCAGTTCTTGCGGTTACGGCACTCGACATAGAACGGAAACTTCTTGTATTCCGCCATGTCATCCGGTATGACATCGCCTATTTCTTTCTCTGCCCATCCACCTGAGAGTGGAGTGCGTCTGAGCTTCATTTCCAGTGCTTCGCCCAGCATGGTTGCGACCTTACGCTCGAATACCATTCCCTTGGTTCTGTTCGCTCTGCCCTGCTTCTTGAAATCAGCCATAATCTTACCCTCCGTGAGGTTAAAGCACGTTCTGACCTGCGGCTCATGTGAAGGTCTGTTTCGGACCATCCCAAGAAAAACGAATGGCGACATTGTTCTCTCCTTCCTTTGCCTTCAGTATACGAACTGTCCGATGCTTCTTATCATAGTCATTGTGAAAAGCCAGGACGATATCGGCATCCTGCTCGATATCTCCGCAATCACGTAGGTCAGACAGCCTTGGAACGCTTCTGCCCTCAGATTCAATCTGCCTGTTCAGCTGAACGAGTGGGAACACAACGACTCCCAATTCTCTGCCCAACACCTTGAGTTCACGGCTGACAGCCCCAAGCTCCTCGTGCCTGGAACGCTTCCTGTCTCCAGAGACAAGCCCTATGTGATCTATGACCACAAAAGACAGGTTATTCGCGTAGTGGGATATCTGTTTTACCTGATCCGCGATAGCGGCTACGTCCATCTTGAATGTATCGCACACATAGAAGTCTTCGCCGGCCATTTCCTCGGCACATTTCTCCAGCCTTTGCTCCTCGGCTGAGGTGACATCTCCCTTCAGGATATTAGCCAGGTCTACCTGGGCTTTGCACGCCAGCATCCTGTAGATGATGGTATTCGCATCAGTCTCCAGGGATACATACGCACATCCCAGATTCTTCTTGGACATGGCATTCATCATCATGTTCAGGCAGAACGCAGTCTTGCCCGTACTGGGCCTGCCGGCGATGACGACATACTGGCCTTTCCTGAACCCGAAGAATTTCTTATCGAAGTTTGGAAAGCCAGACGGGATCAGAAGCCTGCGTTTATTGGCCTTGATATTATTGACGACATCCGGCTGTGGCGTCACCACGTTTATCTCGTCCTGGATTGTCTTGACCTTCAGCATCTCCTTGGTAAGAAACGACATCACTCCGTCGCAGGAGATATCCTTGATGAGGGTCTGTGCCTTGATGATGGCCGGCTCGAACATCCGTTTCTTGGCGTCGTCCATCAGTATGGCGATGTAATAATCGGTCTGTGTCGTGGGATAATGGAGGTTTCCGCCTGGAGCTATCCCCTCCAGGACATCCGATATATTCCATTCCACCTGCCGAGCCTTCGCCTCCGTTCGGAGCATCACCAGATCAACCTTCTTGTTGTGCAGATACAACTCCTTGGTCAGAGCATAAACCTCGCTCGCAACCTTGTCGCTGAAGTGTTCCTTCCGTACCTTCCGCAGTATCTTTCGTGCAGATTTATCGTCGCACATGACACCGGCGATGATACTCCACTCAACTTCCTGGATATGCATGTGATTCTCCTCATGTGAATAGCTCCAGTTGTATGTTCCGACGCTTCTTGCTGTTTGCCCTGGCCTTGGCTGCGTCAATCTTGTCCTGTGGAGCGTACTGTCTGGCCAGCTCCTTCCAATTCACTCGGCCAATGATCTCTTCCTTGACATCATGCTTGGCCTTGATGCGACCGTCTTCGACGGTGGCACCCTGGTTCAGCCTGACGATGATCTCCCTCTCCATTTTCTTGAGATCCAATTTGTTCGATGCCAGCAATTTTTCACCGCTGTTTATACGTTTCTGTTTATTCTCGACCAATTCCAGCTCCGACTGCGTGATGAGCAGGGGGCTGACTGGGCTAATGGTCTTCAGCTCTTTGTCTATGATCTTCTTGACTCTGTCCTCAGCTATCGCTGCCTCTAACAGCTTCATTACTCGCTCCTTTTCGATAAAAAATTCGCAATATTAAAAAAACCCAGGGGCAGGGGCGTTGGCGGTCCCCCACCCCCGGGCCGCTGCAGCATTTAGAAGGGGGTGCCGGAGTTATTTTCTACTTCACCGCCTTCTCGGTAGCCATTCACCACATTCCGGGGCTTGAAGCCATCCTTCTCTTCAATGCCCACATCGGCATCCACAATCTTGCCGATAAAATCTGAGGGTTTTACGGGGATATCATCCTTTGTCATAATCCCATCGTCCTCATGGAGCATGTAACCGTCCAGAGACCCCTCACACGCCTGTATAAACCGGCCTACGAAGCCCACACAGGACTCCTTGAGCACCAACTGGTCGAACACCAGCCTGCCTGACTCCTCGTTGGACACGACACGGAGCGTGATCTTCCACATGATGTTTCCAGCTTTCGACTGGGCACGCTCACATTTGTCCACTTCGCACGTATAGACGCCCTTTGGAACGGGGTCATACGTCTTTTTGCCGTTGCTCTTACCGCCTGTCGTCAACGGAATACCCATTTTTGCTCCTCCTTATCCAATACGGTTAAATACTTCGGACCAATCCTGGTCCATATTCGGCTTCGGCAACTTGCCGTACCTGTCTTTGGCTGGATACCGGATACTCTTTTCGGTTCTCCAGCGGTAGATTGTCTTTTTATCCTTTGTCCCGGTCTCGGAATACAGGATAATATCGAACTCTCTCTCTACCGTTGTTCTGAGCTGGCCAGTGATGGACGGCCTGCGGATAACAACACCGTCATCCTCATCCTTCTCGTCCCTAGTATGGCAAGTGATAATCACCCGCTTCTCCATATTCTTGATGAACATGATGAACGACACCATTCTGTTCATGGCCGCCGTCCATTCATACTGGGACATCTCATCCTCGTGCTTGTTCATCTTTTTCAGGATATCCTTCTTCGCCCACCGATTGGCCTCGGTCAGGCTGTCTATGAAGATGGTCTTAACCTCGTCTTTCTTGGCCAGCCTGCCCAGGATGTTACTCAAATCCTGCCAGTCGTATGCCCTCACGATATTCAGTTTACTGATATCGCTTGCCTGCGACAGGGTTGCGATGCCTCTTTCGCAGTCAATGAAGACCGAGCTGTCCAGGTCCGGCAGGCTCAGGAACGACATGGTTTTGCCAGTCCCTGATTCTCCGATGAGGAACGCGGATATCCAGTCGGAATTCGACAGCTTGTTCGGGTCCACGTATCCTGGACCAAACTCGGCTTTCAGCATATCTTTAATGATGCTCATGCAGTCTCCTTTCGCAACATCAATTCTTCCAGCTTTGTGATGAAAATACCTGCTAACCTACCATTTACAGCATCACCCCTTCCTAAGTTAACGGTTTTTGTTCTGTGTATCCATTCCGCACGGAGCATCTCGATGAGGAACGCATACACCTCAATGCCCATCTGATTGGCAATATCCACTGCGACGCTGCTGCCGGATCCGTCTATTCCGCCATGGTTGCCCATGCATTGCATTGAACGTTGGCCGCCTGCTACAGTCGGTTCACCATCAGTCAGCAGGAATATGATTTTCCGCTTCTGCTGCAGATTCACCATCTTTCCTGCCGCGTACATTATCGCATAGGCGATCGGCGTACCACCGACGGACTGGATCTGGATACCGGACAGATACTGCTCGTCGAAATCCTTATAATCGACCATTTGACTCTCACCATAGGTGTAGAAGCTCGATATGGCGAACGGTATGCCAAGGCTGGTCATGGCCCCAGCCAACTCCACGCCTCCATAGGTCGCTCCTACAGCCTTGTCTCCCATCATGGAGGCTGACGCATCCACGAGCAGATACACGGCTAGATTGAGCCTCTGATGGATTGTGGGAGCCAACAACACCTTGTCTGTGGTTCCCGCTATCCAACCAGCCAGGTTTCGCTTATCCACCTTCCGTCCTCTCTTATCCGGCATCTTGGATTCCAGAGAACTTACTTCCAGCAGACGTTTGATCCTGTGGGCTCTCTTTCTGCCGATATCATAATGGAGCTTCAGCTCCGGCTCAGTCTTGACATTTTGTGCAGACCCTTTCTTGACAGAGGTTCTGTCCACTTTGGCCATGGATTTCTTGGCGGATTCTATTTCACGTGATACTCTCAGATCCACGTTCTTACCCTGTCCATTCAGGGCATCACGCACCCGGCCGGACGCCGTGTTGGTCCCTTGGTGATTCCCAAGGACGCTGTTAGCTCCTCCATGGAGTTCCTGCTGTTCCACTTCCAGTTTCTCACGGCCTTCCTGTATCTTCTTCCTGTTCTCACGCCTGAGTTTCGGGCTGTCTACGATGGTCCTGGCTGCATTCGGGTCTTCACCCATCTTGACCAGGGCTGCGACATCAATGGTCTTATTCAGTATCTCCTTTCGTTTCACGGTGTTGACCGTATCGGTTTTCCTGAATTCCTCCATGTAATCCTCGACCGCGTTTCCGATGTCCTTCTTACCGATAGTGACATCCAGGCTGGAATTGGCATAGAGACCTTCCAGCATATCCATGATGACCGAATCCTTGAACTTCTGCGAAGCCTGGGAATTCGGATCATTCCGGGTATCATAGATACCCTGGATATTCTTCTCGATATTGATTTTCGAGCCCTCGAACCGATCGGTCATCAGCTCATCACACCGGACATCTTCCATGACGTTATTGAACTCTCGTTCCAGGTTGTCAAAGGTCTTGTCAATGGCAGGCGTATGGAGGATATGACTGACTTCATGGTCAATCATTCCACGAACTTCGACCATGCCCTCTTCATTTACCGGGAGGGGCACGAACAGAACGTGCTCACCGCTGCCATCAATGGATACTTTCGGGGAACCAATTTCCAGCTTGAGATTGGCAGTCTGTCCCAGAACTGCCGCTGTGTCTCTTATTATAGCCTTTATTATATGCGTGTCAATTTCAATCTTCTTTGTCTTCTTCATCGACATCCGCCTTTCCTTTGGCCTTACCGGTACGCAGGTCGATACCCATAACTCTCTGGATAATTTCAACTACTGTACCCTTGTCGGCCTCTTCAATTTTGTTGAGGATCGAGACATCCAGAGCCGTTTTGAATGCACTCTTGCCCTGCATTCCCAGCTTCTCGAACGCCATCATATTTTCTACAAGAGATACCAACCTCCTGGTGGAAAACAGGATAGCAGTCTCGCCCTTTGCATTGGACTTACGAATCATATTGGCGATCTCTACGAGCGTTTTCGCATCCTCATCATCCAGCTCTTTACCGAATCTGCCCTGCAACGCTGCCTGCTCTGCCTTGGGCTTGAGATACGTCAGCTTGACGGTCGCAGCGAATCTGTCCAGGAATGCCTGATTCATCACCTGGGTGCCTGCATACATGCCTTCGCTGTCGCCAATGCCTGCGGTATTGTCAGTGCAGCAGAGGCAGAAACCGGGCTGGGGTGCTACCTCCTCACGCTCATTCTCAGTCAGCACGATCCTGCCATCCTCTTCAAGGACAAAGTGCAGGGCGAACAGGATCCCTGGATTGACCGCTGATATCTCATTCACAACCAGGATACTTCCCTCCCTGGCTGCATGAGGAAGCAGTCCATCAACCCATTCGATCTCTCCTTTCTCGGCTGTCTTATAGCCAAGGAAGTCGTCCGGCCTGATCTCAGTATGCCCTGAGATTTCGTAGTGCTTGCGGCCCAGGTCGTTTGCGATCTGCCTGAACAGCTCAGACTTACCGCAACCGGTGTCCCCGTAACAATACACGGGACGACCTCTCTCAACAAGGTCTTTGACATAATCATATTCTGTAGGTTTCTCATAATTACCGATCATTTACTCGCTCCTTTCACCATTTAACAAGTTTTACACCTTTTCCAGCTGGGTTGCTCTTGAGCACACGCTCGTCATTCCAGAGCCATATAATGTGTTTGCACTTCCCTCGGGTGCTGTGGCCCGTGCAGCTGCACTTGGCCCTGGGCATTGAGGCGTCACATTCCACGACACTTTCGTTGGGTATTGACAGCTTGACCTTCTCTACCTGGGGAAATACAGGTTTAATAATATATCTGTTGGGCGGGCTGCTTATGATCACATCTGGCCTAATATCCATCGGTATTGTTCCATGTGAAACACCCGTGTTTACAACTCGGGTTATATGCATCACGTAGCCACGCCACACTGCGTCCCAGTTGTGCACTTCTCCTTTATCAATGCTGTGCTGAACCAGTCCTACAATAGCTGTATGGCTGCACCTTCCGAAGTATTTGAACTCGCCGCAATCGCATATCAGTCCATTATTCAGGATATTATATACGATACAGCTCGCGGTGTAACGCTTCTTGAATGTCTTATAGCCGCATGTGACATCGACTGCCCATGTCTGGAGTGTAGCGTCAACTTTCTTGATACCGCCTGTCTTCAGGGTTATCTCTTCCAGCTTTTGGTCACGCAGTTTCTCTTTCTCGCTTCTGAGATCAAGCAACTTCATGGCGTTTCTCCTTCACCATGTCCTCTTTGATTCGTCCGTCGAAGAGTTTGGACTCCATCCAAGCACGTTCCTCTTCGGATATCAGGTGTCGCTCCGTCAGTCTGCGGATAGCGAAGGCCATATCGGCGAACGCATCATCCGCTTCCATCTTTGCATAGTCCTCCTTTATTTCCTGCATCAGTTCTTGATTCAGATGTACGGGCAGCTGCTTCTCGTCGCAGCTCTCGAACTCCGCTGGATTCATTATACATCTCCTTCATGATATCGTTCACCATATTCTCGAATTTATACAGGATTCTGTCAAAGCTGCCATACATCATGCCAATCTGATATGACAGCCTTGCCACATCGTCCCTCTGGTTCGGGAACGCTTTCTCCGCTTCTCTCTCGCATTTCTTGTATATCTCTCTGGCGACTTTACTCACCATCACTGCTTCTCCCTTATGTGAAGGTCGAACGTAATGGCCGGCGTAATGGCAAGCGAATGCAGAATACGCCACAGCTCGGTTATCTTGACATCCGACAGCGAGAAGGACTTTTCCTTCTTGGGCATCGGAACCTCGACATCCATGGGATATTGCCATGTGTCTACCCCATCAGGGAAATGTCTGATTGTACCACAGCTTGGACACCATGCCATCTCACCAAACAGAGACATCAATGTATTGCAGTGTCTACATGGAGCCTTGATTTGCTGGAGCTGTTTCGCTGGCCTACCCTCGTATTCCAGTTCCGGGTGTCTCTCCAGTTTGTCGATACAGGTGGGACACTCAACATCATTTTCATTGTTGGTTGTGGCCAGGTCAGCATTGTGACATATGTTTGACCCAAATTTCATCTGTATCTGACACGGAGTTTCAAAGCTGAAACCATTCCAGAAATGTTTCTTAGTTTTCAAATTGGCCTGCTGTTTGCCTTCGTATTCCAGCTCCGGATTCTTCTCCAGCTTGTCAGTGCAGACCGGGCAGGTCACATCCTTCCTGTTGCTTGTTGTGCAATAGCAATCTTTCTCAGCGTAAGCTACCTTACCGCATGGTGTTTTCTTGCTGAATAAGTTCCAGAAGTGACGAATAGGCTTGCTGTCCGGCTGGTCAGTCTTCTTCTTCGTCTGGCTCTGCGAATGGGTCGCACGTTGAGCAGTTGTCTTTTTCCTCTTTGTCGTCGTCTTCGACGTCTTTGAGGTCTTCTCTGCCTTCTTCTTTTTCTTCTTCGTCATCTTTGTCTTCCTCCTCATTGGTTATGCCAAACGTAGTGCGGGCCAGCCCCACGACTGCCGCTACATCGTTCAGCCCTTTCTCGAATATGGCTTCCTCTATACTATGACCGGATCCTGTCTGCTTGAGCCGTGTCTTCAAGAACGGCGTGATACGTTCCAATTTCACCAGCTGATCCTTGGTCAGCGTGATCTCCATGTATTCCCTGTAGTCATCACGCATGGAGTCAGCCAGCCTGTCGGCCCGTCGATCGCCTCTCTTGATGGCCTTCTCGATCTCTTCGCAGCGTTGAATTTCCTGCTTGGATGGCGGCTCTTCAGTCACCATATTCTTTCCCGGCTGTACCTTGTCCGGGATATCCTTCTTGATATCAGACAGCTTCATTTTCTCCTCTCCTCGCAATACGGACAGTATTTGTCCTGGTTTACACGGCCGAATGTTCTGCATTTAATGCAGTACCCTTTCTGCCATCTGCCTCCTTTCTCTGGATTAACCAATTTGTACCAGCAGTTCTTGCACATGACTACGCCGGCTTCCTGTTCTTCATTGGGCAGCTCTTTGCCGCATTCCTTGCAGCGTATCTGTTTTTTTTCAAGGCCACGCCTGTGCCTCCTCGCCACTTCTCTCGGCTTCGCGTCTGGATGGAGCTTACGCCAGTATATCGCTGCATAGATTCGATTGCATTCCTTTTTCGCTTCTCCCTTGCAATACCAGCCTACAGTGCCGTCAAGGGCTTTCTTCCGTCCCTTGACCAGCTGGTCCGGCTCCATTTCCCTTTCGCATCTCTTGCATATCATTTTCCAACGCCTTTCCGACATCTCTTGGGTCCATTGTATGTTTCTCATACAGTTCCTTGAATGCCATCCAACGCTCCTGCCACCGGTCTGCCGTCGTGCAGTGCCTTGGGCTGTCCGGATGCTTCTCTGCAGCAATCCGGTACGCATTAGCCCTCTTCTCCAGGTAGAACCGAAGGTCTTCCAGTGGTGTAGCGTGCTGCTTCATCCCGCAATACGGACAGTACCGGAAAGTGGGGATGACCATGAGGCTACACTTGGGGCAGTTGGTGGCAGCGTTGGCAGCGTCAGAGGGGAAAAATGGTTTCTCACTCATGGCTTGGACTCCTTATTTTTTCTTTCCTTATACTGTCTTTTGCACTCTTGACAAGACGGGTCTAAATTTCCGGCAAAGCAAACTCCACCTTCTATAATTGCAGGACATTCTTCTTTTTTCTTTTTGTATTTTCTTTTCATTCCGTGGCCTCCTTGTTAATCTGCTGTTCAATTTCTTTGTCAGGACATCGTCCACACCAGTCAATATCACCGTTCCAGTTGTATTTCAAAAAGTACAATAAATCGCGGGTATCTATCGTAATCGTCCCGCAGTTGGCTCTGGTCGGCGTCTCCCAGATTACGCCAGGCGTCCCCCTATCAAATAGGGTAAAACAGGTATGCCGTTCGTTGCTCTCTATACACGTTAGTTTATAGTTCATGGCGTGGACTCCTTTCTGATAGCGTCTACTGATTGAGGATTATCCCATCCAAATAAGTTAAAGGCATCCTCTATATCACGCATACCACCCGTCATATATGCAACAACCTTGCCTTTGTCTACTTTTTTATGGCAATACTGGAGTGTAAAATCCATTAGCAACTCCCTCAACTCCACGTTGTCCTGCATGGCCTTGTCAAGGTGCTGTTGGAGTTGCTTGTTCTCCGCTTCAAGCTCCTTTCGCTTTTCAAGTTCATCGTGATATGATTTTGCATATGTTGCTGCTGCCTGTCCTGCATCTGTTCCCTTCTCTTTCATTCCGTGGACTCCTTAACGATTGACTCTACCCATTTGATACCCTTGGTATCTTCATGTTTTCTCCATAAAAAATTGTCACCGAATTGTGACTTCCTATCTTGATATTCTTCCCAGAGTAACTCCAATGCACCGAACAGAATCTTTTTTTTCAGTGCATTCTGTACCGATGTTTCAGGGGTGACTTTGCTTTCTTCATTCATTCCGTGGACTCCTTATCTAAGTAGATATCACACATTATAGTTCTTCTCCACAATTTTTACATACTGTCGGGTTGGACACATGCCTCAATTGCTCCAGAGAAGCCCGTAGAGCCTCTATGCGGCCTTTTGAGCATGAGATGGCCTCGATGGCACCATCACCGGCCTCGGCATCTTTATAGGCCTCTGAGAGGCTTATTTCGGCTAATTCGAGCTGGCTTGCCATCCAATCATGGTACTCCTGGAGCGTCATTGTCTTTCTTGTATCACTGATTCCTTTGTACATTTTTCTCTTCCTCTAATATGGTTTTTTCAAGAACCTCTTCAGGCGAGGCTCCCTTGAAGTGCATTTTCAGGCTTTTGTACAGTTCATACATATCGCGGTCCATTTCTGAGCCTATGAACGTCTTTGTTGTGTCCGTGGAGCGATATCCCATACCCACATACAGCAATACAAGCCGATATTTTTCAAGCACCGGTGTTGATCCTGTTACTCTTCTTGTTCCATCGTGCAGCTGGCACAATTTAAGTACGTTCTTCAGGAGCTTCATTTTTGTCTTCCTGGTCTTCTGGGTCAGGTGAGGGCTTTGACACGCCTTGTACGCCTCCTAATTGGCTCAGATCGCATAATTTGGTTATGGTTCCCTGGGCCTCTTTTACCGATTTCATCAGTTCTGCCAGTGTCGTGATCTCTCCGGCACTGACCTTATCCCTCAACATCCTGTTCATTATGTCCTGCATGGCATAGACGAGCTGTGAATAGAAGAACACTGCTTCTCTGTTCTTTCCTGTCTTCTTGTTTATCTTGTCAGCCTTTATGACAACTATCCATTGTGAGCTGTCTGCTTTTATGGCATATTTGTCGGTTATGTCAATCATCGGTCTATCTCCTTACACAGCAGCTTTATCTGTTGAAACGCCTTCTCTGAGGCGACGAATGCGGCTTTATACTGCCTGCTCTTGCTCGCCTGACGCATGAGCTGCTGCGTCTGCTTTGCGATCCGTGCTATTTTCTCGGACGGTTTGCTGACGAATTCGTGACCGCATTCAGGACAGAACGGTGTAATCCTCTGCATCTTTACCCCGCAGTGAAGGCAGGATAGCTCGAAGCCGTTCTCCTCCCAGTGGATAGGAGGTTCTGTCTTCCTGGGCTCTGTCTTGCTTCTGCCCACGATGACTGTTCTCTTTTTCCTCTTGTTGTAGGAGACTGTATACAATCCAAGGGTTACCAGACACCGTTTGCACGTAACCAGGCCGGTATCAGTGGTTCCAAGGATGATACCCACATTCTTCTTGAGCATGCAGCCCTTGCATGTCAATCCTATCTTGTCCTGAAACTGGTTACGGACATGATGGATGGATCTCGGGCTGCTGACCACCGGCTGCCCATGGAACAACCGGTACATGTACTTGTCGGGAATATGGGTTTCATTCTCTTTTGTAACCATAATGAAATCAACTATGTTCCCTTCAACTTCAGCTATTTTTGTGGTTGTTGGCTGTACCATCACTCGCTCCTTTGTTAGAATTTTCAATTTCAATCAGGTCAGTTCCACCGCAGCACGGACATCCCGGTTCGGAGTCCGACCGCGGTGCTTCCAGCTCATCTTCCGGGAATATGTCTCCACAGCACATGCACTGCAGGTATTGGATTACCATACTTTTCTCCTGAAAAAGCTCTATATTATATCACATTCTATGGAAAAATCACGGTTTTATTTGGATATTGAAAGGAAAAAACATCTCTCAGCACCTCTCTCAACCCAACTCTTTATTAAATAAAAAAATAGACAGACAGGGCTCTTTCGAGCCCCATCCATCCGGTAGTGATTCAAGCGATATCGTCGATACCGTTATAACGATTTCGGATGATCTTGGCAATGTCAAGCAACTGCTGCAGAGATTTGATGCACCGGCCGTTTGTCTCATGCACCTCAATCTCATGCTGGATGTGTTTCACCAGCTTGTCTGCAGCCCTGTCCTTTGTCCTGATCCTTTCCTGGGTAGCCAGGTTCATTATGCTTCTGTGACACATATTCTCATAGATATCACTCATCTCTATTCTCCTAACAGCCATATGATTACATATAGGAGAGCCATTTCAGATCCGCTATGAGTTCTTTCTTCTCGGCGTCTGAAACAGCACCTCTGTAAGGACAGTCATAATCGAGGCTGTCCGTTTCCCAGCCATTGATATTGCTCATGCAGCCTGAGCAGTCTTCGCAGTATGTTTTACCATATACTTTAAGAGCTTTACACTCAAACATTTATCTTCTCCTGACATAATGACATCTGGGACAATAGTATCGTCCCGGAAGTCCTATTCTCGGTCTCATTCGTTGTCCACAGGTAGGACAGATTTTAAGCCGCATCTTCTCCTCCTTCCACGGTGTCCCGAAGGTCGTTCAGTGCAGCCTGGTATCCCAGCCAGTACATGTACGGAAGATCCGCTTCTTTGTCTCTCCGGACCCGATAGCGGTCGAGTTTCGCTTCCGCCTCCCAGTAGAGGCCAATCAGTTTACTAATCCATTTTGGGTCCATTCTTTTCTCTCCTTATCCTGGGATCACATTAAAAAGTAAACCCAGGCCGGCCGAAGCCAGCCCGGGTCTTACCAAGCTACGCCTTTTCAGTCTCCTTAACTTCAGCGTATTCCTTGACTGCGTCACTGGCTTTGCCAGCCATGGTGACAGCAGCCTTTGCTACCTTGGAACCATTATCAGCGAGGATGATCCCAATTCCAGCACCAACAGCTATTTCACAAATATCCCAGAAGTCCATTTACTCACTCCTCAAACAACGGTTAATGCTAATTCTCTCTCTCCCAGTGAGATAGAGTAAAAAGGGGGCTTTCGCCCCCTGGGTGTTAGCTGCCCAGCCCAGCCAGGTCGGGCTTGCGGTCGTCATCAGCGGGGACGGCGATGAAGTTGCGGTTGAACGCCAGCACTTCACTGTCGGGAAGCACCCGGAACTGACGCTCCATGAGTTGCGTCTTGGTGCCAGTCACCGCTTTATTCTTGCCGCACGGCTTCCCGGCAGCGTTCGCACGAGCCCAACCCGTGCTTGTCCTGACCAGAACTACGTATTCACTTTTGGCCTTGTTAGCCATTTCACTACCTCCTTGGGCGAGTGCCCGTGTTGTGGTATATGCTCCGGTGGCCCTAGCGGGCCGATAACCGGATGGTGAGACATGGTGGGAATTTGGTGGAAGAGGTAATAGCGAGTAGATATAGGGATAAGGGAGGATATATAAGCTAATATATAACCCCCCTACCCTTAGAAGGTTAAGCTAGCTAACTATATATTACCCTAGATAAATTTGTGATACTTTATATATCCTAGTTTACTCTAGATAATCCTAGATAATCCTAGATAAACTAGATAATCTAGTGGGTTTATTTCATAACCCAAGATAATCTAATATAATTTTTATTATTTTATTATTATTTTATTATTATTCATAACCCAATATATCCCTGGTTAACCAGGTTATATTGGATATACTAGATAAACTAGGTTATATAGATAAGGAAATATTGTTCCAATACGGGGAAAGAAATTTATTTTTTTCTCGTATTGACATTCCAGTGTATAGGAGTATACTTAGTGAGTAAGTTAATTAGTTAAGGAGTTACAGTATGGCTGTAAGTCTTCAGGAGCGACGCTCCAATCTGGCTGTTTATATCAAATACCGGATAATCGAGCGTGTCGTCAACACGGCCGACAGGCTTGGCGTGAAACGCCACGAGATTCTCGAACCGGCCATCGAAGAATTTCTCGACAAGGTCGATTCGGGTGAAATCACTCTCCCGGTTGACAACATTGACAACAAAAAAGTTAATTTGTGTTGACAAGATTCGTATGTGGTATATGCTTATACCAATGTCCTCCCAGGCTTGGGAAGACAGTCCTTAAACTGCGGCCTGGGGAGAGCCGTAATCTCCCCATATTTTAGCTCATCCGGCTTGAGACCGGAAGGAGTAAAGACATCGGGATTTGTCCCGGTGTTTTACGGATCCTAACCACACAGGACCTGTTGATGGGGCTCTCGACGATGTCGAGACCCGGAGGGGCAGAACACTCCCGAAGACATCGGGATTGGTGTTTAGGAATGGTGAAGGGGATGTAGGGCAGGGATATCGCCGGGGTCCGCTTTTATTATGAAATTACTCAAAGAGATAATCGAGTCGTTTGACACAATCACCCTGGACAATGTGGGGCAGGATGCAGGTCGTATCCTTGGCCACTTGATTCGCATAATCGGGTCTGCCCAGGACCCTGACGGACACTGGGATTATAATGGTCTTGTGCGAGATGTGCTTGGTTCCAATGACCGCCAGTGGCAGAAATATAGCCCTTCCGAGCACAGGAAGTTCCTGAATATGCTGCTCTATATTCTTAGGGAGCCATCGTGAAATTACTCGATATAGGCCAGAATACTCTTCCGAACCCCATACCGGAAGGGTCTTCGGAGAACAACAACGATACACACAGGTTCTACGGAGACCAACGCCGGTTCATCATGGATAATTTCGACTGGGTCTCTTCCTGGCTCTCAGAAAGGCTTCGGCCCTGCCTCAATCCGGAGGTGACCTGGCGTTACAAAATCGGTGAGAAGAACGGCACGGATATCATACGGCAGGAACACAACTACTGCCAGATATTCAAACGGACTTTCAACGGGCCTGCCGTGGACGAGGATTTCGAGTATGAGCATTGGCTTGATATTCTCCAGTGTTCCGTATTCGGGAGACGGGAGAAGAAGCTGGTGAGTGGGGTGCCATGCAGAACCATGGGCGGTTTCCTGGAATTCACCGGGCGTCTCCCGACGGAAAAGGACGAGATTGAGATGTACTGCTTCACAGGCCGGTATCTCAGAATGACGCATCCGCGTTTTGGAAGGTTTCAGGCCGGTCCCAGTTTTATCCTATCCGAGTGTTGCGTAAAACCACTGGTGTACTGACATGAAACTGCTTGACGAAGTTTTTATTCCAATCAGCGAACGCCGCTCCAGAGAACCGGGCTCCGCCAGCAGATTTAAGTGTGAAATCTGCAAAGAGGGTTTCGCTTCCAGGGCCGGCCTGAAAATGCACATGCGGCACAAACACAGCGGCCAGTGGCTTTCAGCGTCCATCATAAAGCTCTTAGGGAGAAAATAATGGTGTTCATTCACAAAGACAAGAAGCGGGGCCGCATCATGGGACAGAAAATAGCCCGTACCCCGGAGGAAGCGGTGGAAATCCTGATGAAGGATGTCACAAACCCCATCATGGAGAAATATCGCTGTCCGATTTGCAAGACGGATTGGGTCGGAACCAGGACATTCCTGACCCATTTCACGACAGAGCACCCGAAGAATGCCGAAGGCATCTTTTCGATCAATCCCAACGCCTATCAGGAGTGGGTGGTGTACGATTGAAGGCTCTCCGGTGGGTAGAAAAGATCAAATATGAACAGGATAAAGCGAAAATAGGCAAGCAGTTTGGATTCAAGGGCGTTGATCACTCTGCCTTGGTAGAGCCGACTATCGAAGTCGAAGAGAAATGGACCCCGGGTGGCATTATCAAGGTGGCGAAGCCCTCTGATATCACCCTGCTGGACATTACAAACACATGAAATGGCCTACAGCAGAAATAATTTACGTTCTCGGGACCAGCGATGACATCAATTCGCTGGACACCGGCTTTTTCAAAGACAATCTGACTATCGGTATCAACCAGACCATGCCCGTCGTGGAAAAAACCGGTGAGCAGTTGACATATTGGGTCTGCGTGGACGCATTCAAGCAGTTTTATGAGTTTCTCGTCCGGGATACGTCCCCTGACACCATCAAACTGGTGGTGGACGAGTACGCCGATACGACCCTGCTGGCGAATCTGGCCGGATTGGTGCGGAATAAGGATTCCGTCCGTACCTACATGCATGTTTACGACATCGGAGTCTCCTGTTGCCTGGAACCGGTCATTCTGGGCTGCCAGAGGTTCTCTATCCTCTGTGCGATCGCATTGGCTGCCGGTCTCAGGCCGAGAGAGATCCGGCTCAGGGGCGTTTCCCTGGGTGGTGGTTACTGCAACACCGAGAGAGGGCCAAATGCGAACGAGTATTACGACGAAATTGCGAATCACCTGCGTGGTCTTCAGCCTTTTCTGGCCGAAGACGGGATCAAACTGATTAACGATACCGAGAACACGGATTTCTTGAAATGAAGCTGCTGGATAAAATCTTTATCCCGTACAATGACAGGGTGGATGCCTTCAAGTTTGAAGAGGATGCTCTGGTTCCGGCCGATTGCGTCTGTTCCGGTGTCGCCGGCGAGACAGAAATCAGGCTCAGTGGCGATTACGATGTTGGAGATATACTGCACAATCCACAGACCGGAGAGAATCTACTGGTTCAGTCTGTCAGCGATAA